CTCAGATGGCACAGTCACCAACTGATCGGACCGCCACCAAGGGGCGAACAACGTTTCGTTCGGCGCAGCATCCAACACCAGCTCGCCACCCAACCCGCCGCCAGCCAGATTGATCAACTCAGCGAACCCGGTCCCAGTGATCAAAGCATAGAACCGGCCATCCGGCGCAGACTGCCCGTAAGTCACCGTCCCGCTCGCCGAGAACACATCGGTAGCCGCCAACGTCTCGCCAGAGCTATCGATGGTGGCGATAGTCGAAGCCGTAGCACTCGGCACATAGAACCCGTCAGCGTTCACACCCAACCAAGGATCAGCCGCCACCCCAGTGAACGGACCCGCCAACACGGTCGTCACACCAGTCGTGCAATTCAACCGCAACAGCTCAAACGTCGAAGTGATCCCGTACAGAACGCCGCCCCACCAAGCCAGGCCAGTGACGTTCCCAGTGTGCAGACCGGCGATCGGCAACGTGACCGTCGCCACCGCCAGCTCCGGGTTGATGAACAACAAATTCTGAGAACCGTCGATCGCCCAAGCAGAACCATCGCCCTCCGACGAACCAGTCAGAACCGTCAACCCCAGATCTGCGCCAAGGTTCGTGTCCGTAATCGTGCCGTCATAGTCCCGAACGAAGTTGGCATAGATCGTGGCCCCGCCAGCACTGTAGAAATGCAGCTCATCGTCCAGCGTCTGCGTCGCCGGGCGAACGTAATCGCAATGCTGCCTGAACGTCACCTCAGCGCCGCCGGTCGCAGTACACGAATTAGCAAACAACCGGTTCAACCACTCTTCGCCGAACCGGGTCCCCTCACACGACGAGCTGACGATCTCAGCATCGATGAACAGGTACTGCTTGGTATCCTCGCGGATAGCAGGAAGCGGGTTCCCTTCTTCTGTCTTGGTGTTGTACCCGCCTGATCGCGTGATCGACCGGATGTTGACCCCGAAGAAATCAGCCGAAGCGGGTTGGTAAGGGTCCCACCAAGGAGCCGGATTCGACACCGTCGAAGGAGTGGCGTAGACCCCTGCGTCCTCGTCGCAACAATGATCCGGGCAATCGTTGGGAGCGTTCCACGACGGGTGCGGCCGGTCCGGTCCGGCTGCGGTCAAATAATGCTTCAACCTGCAGCCGTCCACGATGCGGACACCGTCGACTTCAAGGAACCCAACGTTGTAGGTCATGTCACAGTCCAGCGAGAATCATCTTGGCCAGTATCAAGTCGTCGCCAACTGTTGCAGGATAGACGTTCACGGTCCGCGAGTTGTCCACTGACCCGCCGACGCTGCCCGGCGTGGCGGTTGGTGCAGCGATGGACGAGCTGAGTCCTGTCATTGCTGCGTCGATCAAAGAGCTGTTCTCGGTGATGCCGAGCCGTAAGCCTTCGACAACGTTGACGCCGATGTCGTACATCACCCTGGACGGCGACCGAATAAGCATGACATCTCTCAGAGCCTGCAACCCGGACTCTCCGAGCGTCAGCAGAGACTTGCGGTATTCTTCTTCCGAAGCCTCGACTCCCTCAACCAGGCCATCAACCAAGGCTTCGCCTATCGTCTGGCCCTGAATCCCCAACTGATCCTCGATCTGATCGAACACCGCCTGGTTCGGGGCGAGCAAGATGTCATCCAACAACTCGTCAGCGTTGCCCGCAGCAACAAGATCCCCGAACAACGTGTTGCCCGCTGCCCGCAACCGTTCAGCTGCTTCGGACCTTTGCAGCTTCACCGCCTCAGCTTCGGCTTCAGAGGCCAAGTCCTCTTGGAGCCCGCTCAGGAAATCAGCGAAATTAGCTGTCGAGTCTCGACTCGGCTCGGGCCGTTGCGCCACGATCGCATCGAGCAACCCCTGAGTTTCGGCGTCGATCTCGACCGGGAAAAGCGGCTTGCCTTCCAGCGCCTCTTCCACCGTGGCGAACACGCGAACCGAAGCGTCAGCGACTGCGTTAGCGTTCTCGTCAATCCCGTTGACGAGACCCTCCATCATCCACTCGCCCCACTGGTAGGTCTTCTTCGAAGGCGACCCAGTTTCCAGACCATCAGGGCCCAAAGCTGCGGCCTCGGCCGAACGAAGAACACTCAAGACCGCCGAAGTGATGTCCATCTCCCCGTCAAGGATCGCCTGCTCAAGACCCTCGATCAGGAACTCGCCGGGGACACCACCAAGTGCCCGGATCTCACCCTCATCCAGGGCACTCGTGGCAAGATCGATATTGCCTTCGACCGTGTTGGCCAAAGCAAGCGCCTTGGCTTCATTCACTTTATCGAGCTGAAGCTCCAGCTTCACGACCTCGGACAGTTCCAGTCCTTCCCCTTGCAAGAACTGGTCGAGCTTCCCGGCCCGGAGAGCTTTGATGACCTCTGAATCTGCGCCAAGAATCGGGACCAGCTCTAACGCTGCTGCTTCCCGAGCGTTGAACTGATCAAGCTGGGTCTGGATGTTCCCGGTCAGTTCCTCAAAGTCATCGATCGCGTCTTCGGTGTTGACGCTGAAGTCGATCTGCAGCAGCCCTTCGATCCGCTGCCGCTGCTCCTCTAGCCCTGAAGCAAGAGCCCCTGCAAATTCCTCTTCAGCGGCCGCCCTGCTCGCTTCGACAGCTTCGTAGCCCTGCTCAAGACCCGCAATGTAAGTTTCGAAGTTGCGGAGATCAGCCGTTCGAGAAGCAGCCACAGCTGCCCTAGCTTCGGCGTACCGCCTAGCTTGCTCTTCCTCAGCCCTAGCCTGCTCTTCAGCTGCTTTCTCAGCTTCGTTCCGGCCAGCCCGCATCTCATCAAACAAGGTTTCAACTGGTACGCGAGCTTCGTTTGCGGCATCTTCTAACAGCAGAAATGCCGCTTCACTGATCTGCCCTGTTTCAAAGTAAGTTTCGCCCAGGGCCCGAGCTAGTTCTACAGCTTCTTCTTGAGCGGGAGAAACCTCACTGAAGATTGCATTAGTCAAAGCTTCAAACCCGCCTTGGGCCTCAATAACTCTCCTGTTCGATTCTTCAAGGGCATCAAAGTTGCGAACCGCATCATTGACGAAATCTTCAATAGCTGCCCGGGCTTCTTCCAGTACGGGGGTGTCAACCAATTGGCCGAACAGCTCTTCCTCTGTCAAAGCTCTGATGTCAGCTATGGCCCGATCAAGTTCTTCTTGACTGCCCGCATTCACCAATTTCCCGAACGCTTCAGCCGCAGCAGCACTTTCGGTCTGAATGTCCTGAAGAAACGGAACGACGCTCAAAGCTGTCAGCTCAGTGTCAGCCGTCAGCTGAGCAATTTCTTGACGAAGGCTCCCGATGAACGGAATCGAATCGATCGCAGCAGCGGCGATTGATGACGCATAATCGCCCCAACCAGCCTCTGCTTCTATCTGAGCAGCAATTAGATCAGTGCGAATCAAATCAGCCTGTTCCTGAATCGGAACTCCGATCTGATCAAACGAATCAGCAATGGATGCGGCTTGCTCTCTAGCTGCTTCGCCGATGGCATTGATGCCGCGAGGAATTGCTCGGACTGTGTTTAGCAAAGTGGCAGCAGTACCAGCGGTGCGAGCCAGCCGTTTCAAAAACTGATCGCTCGTCTGGATTACCTGCGATAACCCCGATTCTTCAACGTCGGGGACGCTGAATATTTGATCAAGCTCTTGATCGCTGACCGACAGCTGAGGCGGGAAGAAAGCTTCCCTCTGTTCAGCAGCAATCTGCTGAACTACCTCGCTCTGCCGCTCAACCAATGAGGTGATCTGTTCTTGAATCGCAGCCCGCTCTTGATCAGCGCTTACCAGCTTTTCCTGCTCCTGGAGCAAGTTAAGAAAGCCGGTCTGGTATTCCTCAAAGCGTCGCTGCTGAGCGCTAATTGGTATTGGATCATTCAGCTGTTCAAGTTGTTCACGGAGGCGAGCAACAGTTCGCTCGACATCTTGAACGCTGACCTCGTCAGTGTCGAATCCCAGTTCGCCGATGATGTTGAACGTGAAATCGTCATCGAAACTCATGACTCAATCCCCATCTCGCGATGACGTTGCACCATGTCGACATACCGATTGCGCATCTCGTTCCGCTTCTTCTCGTCCTGAATAGAAGCGTAGTTGACAATCTCAGCAGGAGATTCGCCCATGTCGATACGCAGGTCTTGCCAAGCTTCAGAGGCGAACACGGTAGGCCCCAAGTAATAGATCTTAAGAAGAGTCTTTCGGAGGCCGTCCTCCACCGACATGTCGTGGACGGTCTCCCAGAGACCCCACAATTCAACAGCTAGTCGGCAGAGGACTCTGCTTTTGCCGCACTAAGTCCGGTCATCGCCATGAACGTGTCAGCCACAATGACCGTCAACTCATCACTGCCCAAAGGCACCCGACCCTGTTCCTCGATCAAGCGTTCCCACTCGGCCAAAGATTCTTTAGTCAGCATCGCCTCAAACACCTGCCGAATCAGCGGACGTCGCCGCTCTTCGAACTCGGCATAACCGAACCACATCATGACCGACTCGTAGAAATCGACATCATTGGTGTCAACCACGGTCCAGATGTAGGCGGTGCCGTCGACCTCCACGAGGATCGCATTCTGCTGCTCGTCCCGCTCAGCCCTAACCGCCGCCAACGCCGTGTTGAATTCAGCAAGGACCTTCGGAGCAGACTTCTTCTTGTTGGGTTCAGACATGCGACGAGCCTACTCGGCTGGCACCGCAACGAAGCGAACCGTGAACTGATGACCCGAACAGAAAGCGTCATCGTAAGACTCGATCGTTGACACCTCGTACTCAGCGCATCGAATAGTGGAACAACTCCCGCACTCAGAAATCAGATAGCCCATCAGCTCGCTCGCCAGGACCCACCGCTCGTCCAGCACTTCGTTGGCGAACTCTTCTTCCTGCTCGACCGACAACGAGTCCTTATCCGAATCGATAGCTGGCTTGCACCGGGTGACCTTGACGTCGAACGTCATGCGGAACTTGGCGACACTGGTCCGAACCCCGACCGGGGCCAGGTTCTCGATGCGGGTGTGGCGAACAAGAATGGCGTCGCAGCACCCCACGCCGGGGGTGGGGTTGGTCGAGACCCAGGTGCAGCTGGGTCGTTCACGGCCGCACTCTCGGTCCAGCATCTCAACGATCGCATCTCGGATGCAACAAGCGGCATCAGTGATAGGCAGAGTCACGGCTCGATCCTTATCTCAAAGTCCTTCGGGCCCGGGGCCCGCTCCAAGAACCGCCCCTGAGCAAGCTGGTCTAGCAGTATCGGCCGCCACTCATCCAACGAAGCGCTTACCCAACCAGTGGCTGGGGTGCCGGGATGGTTCACGATCGTACGGAACACCTCTTCGGCCGCCACGAAGAACCGCAGAACCCCGCCGGGGTCCCTCGGGGTAATGACGTGCGGTTCGGTTCCGAACTCGGTGAACTTTGCGTAGCCGGGCATCGTGACAATGATCTCGAAATCGTCGTCTACCTCGCGCACGTTGAGAGAGATCTGGTCGGCCAGGTGCGGGCCCCGTTTCCGGTTCTGCTCGTCCATGTCGACCGGGGCGTTCTCTCGCAACAGCTCCAACAACAGCTTTGCTGCTTCCCGTGTCCGCTGTTTGACGCCCCAGACAACCTGCTGCTCCACCTCGGCGATGAGCTGCCCGAAGTTATCTATCTGAACCATCAGTAGAACTCGGAATCGCGAACCGTGATCTTGGTTTCCGACGCAGCTGTCACAGCGCCAGAGCCCTCAGCCCGAACGAACCAAGCCCCTTCCTGGTCGAGCGCCGGGAGCTGATAGCTCCAACTACCCACCGAAGGGTTCTGGATGGCCGCATCGGGAGCAACGGTAGTGACCACTGTCCGGTCCGGCCTCCGCAACAGAAACGTCACCGTGGTCGGATCGCTCAACGAACCATCAGCCGCATAGAACAGGACGTTCGCCACTGGCGCTGTGCCGTATGTAACCGCCGCAGACGATGCCATGATTCCCTCAACAGTTCTTATCGATCGCCAACGTTAGCACCGCAGTCGAATACCCGACCGAAAGGTCGACGGTTGGCTCAATGATGGTCATCCGAGCTTCGGGTTCTTCAAGGTCGAGGTCGCTTGTGGCGAACGTCAGATTCAACTTGGCGCATTGTTGATTCATCAGCACTTGCTCATCTGCATCTTGGCCCAAGGAGCCGACACGGTAAGGCAAGCGAAGCCGCCCTTAACAACCCCGGCAAGATCGAGCACACCACCAGTGACCAGCGCCATCTGATGGTTGCGGCCCAGCGTGCCACGAGTCAAGTTGCGGATCATGGCTGCCTCGTCGCTGTCTGAGACACGTCCGGGTCGCCAGCGATGTCGACGGTGATCCCTGCCGACGTGACCTGGGTCGGGGTCGCTGTAGTCGGGTTCGATGCGTCAAGCCCTTGGAGCTTCCACATCTCGTCGATCTTCGTGCCGTCCGGGCTGGACTCGATCTCGACGACAGTTGTGCCGGTCGAATTGTCGATCACCTGCGCCGACCCTCGGACTTTGATCGTCCCGGCGGTGACGGTCGAGTCGATCGTGATCACCCCGGTCGTCGAGTCGATCTCCACATACTCGGCAGAGTCGGTCAGGTTCTGGATCGTGCAGTTACCGCGCCAGCCGACCATCCTCAGCGACTGCCCAGTGCCGCCCAGGTCGAACACTGGCGCAGCCGGGTCGGCGTTGTTCTGGCCCAGCGGATAACCCGAGTAGCAGTCCTCTAGCACGCTGGTGCCGCCGCCGGTCATCGTCAACGTCTGCGACAGGCCGCAGTTCCGAAGCCTTACCCGCTCGAAGGTCGAGTTGAACACGAAGCAGTCCTTGAACGAGGACCGCTCTTCTAGGACGCCGAACACTGCGAGGTTGAGGAACGCCGTGCGGTTCACCTCGGCCGCTGCGTCGGTAAGGTTCACCGACGAGCCGACGAGTCGGCAGAACAGGGTCATGCCTTCGATGTTGTTCGTGCCGTCGACAACTAGCGGCCCGATCACTCGCATCTCCACGAGGCCGCGGTCGCGTGCGATCGCCATGGCGTCTTCGATGTTGTTCGAGGGGTTCTCGTCGGTGCCCGCTGGGAACTCGGTTCCGGCCACTGCTGCGCCGGTCAGGTTCGTCTCGTCGACCGTCACATATCCGGCGTAGGCGGCTGCCTCGGTTGCCTCGTGGATCGTGGCGTTCGTGACGTCGGTACCGTTCGACAGGTCGTTCACGATGGCGTCGCCGCGAAGGATCAGAGCGCCGTCGGTGCAGTCGGGGTCGACCCTCACCGAACCGGAGAAGAAGTCGACGGAGATTTCGGCTGCGGCGTTGCTGATGCCTTTGAGTTCCATTGCGCCGGACCAGTTGCGTATCGCGACCTCGGCGTCGGCACCGTTGAAGTCGAGAGTCGCGACGCCTCCGTTGAGCGTGTTGCTGGCTGCGCCGGTGACGCAGTAGAGCAATTCCAGGGTCATGGTGTGAGCCGTTGCGAACGTCCAGGTGCCGTCGAACGAGCATTGCTGGAATTGCACTAGGCCATGCGTGCCGACCGTTGCGTCGGTGACGTGCCGGAAATGGCAGAAGCTGAAGTTCCCAAACTGGGCGATCGTGCCCTCGACGGTGCAGAATTGAAAGTTCGTTCGGGTCGTGATCGAACCGGACTGGAAGGTGAGGACCGTCGATGGCCCGCGGCCCGATAGAAGCTTGTCGGTTACGTCGTCGCCGGGACCGAAGGTGTATGACGATGTGAAGTTGATTTGTGGGAGACCGCGGTTCGCCGAGATTGTCAACGCATCGGCGAGGGTCAGCACCGGAGACCCGGCCGTGCCGAACGGGTATTCCGTTTCGCCGGTCGTACCGTTGATTGGATCGACCGTGACGGCACCCTCAAACGCTGCGAGTTCTTGCGCCTGGTTCAGAGTCTCGTTGCGGACGACCGTCGTGCCGGTCGACTCGTCTTGGATGCGGGCGTTGCCCCTGATCTCGATGTCGCCGTCGGTGACCGTCGAGTCGATGAAGACCCGGCCCGACGTGATGTCCATCGAGACGTCGTTCGGCCCGGTGCTGTTGATCAGCCGTATACCGCCGGTGTAGTTGCGGAGCACGAGGTCCTGGCCGCTGCCGCCAAGGTCGAACTCGGGGTAGTCGTTGAAGCCGTGCGCCGCGTTTCCTGACCATGAGTCATAGATCTGTGCTTGCACGCCGCCGCCAAGTATCACGGTCCCGACGAAAGCGCACTGCAAGATTCCGCCGTTGAAGAATTCAAGGTCGCCGACGACGCATTCTCGGAATTCGTTGTTGTTGTCCAGCACCCCGTTCACGAACATGTTCTGAAACCGGCAGTTCGTCACGTCTGCTGCGGTGTCGATCGTGACCGCCGTGATGATCGGCGATTCGCCGACGAACGTGTAGCCGTCGGAGAAGTCGCCAGCGCCGAGCGTCATGTTCGACAGGATCGAGATGTTCCGAAGGCCACGCTCAATCGCGATAGATCGGGCGTCGGCGAGATTGTTGACGGGCGACTGGCGGGTGCCGATCGGGAACACCGTGCCGGAGTATGGCGAGGTGACGTCGAGCGACACCGACCCCAGGAACGAAGAAGCCTGGAGCGACTCGGCGTCCTGCAAGCCTGCCGAGTTCGCCACCTGGACCGAGACGTTGTTCGGGTTCACTCGGTCGCCGACGTTCGAGTTGCCGCCGACGATCTGCACCACCCAAGCCGCATCGGGCAGGAAGGTGACGGTGTAGTCGTTCACGATCTCAATGAGTCGCGCATAAGTGACGCCAGAGAGGGTGGTCGGCCCTTTGTAGTCGTGGGTCTTCAGGCCCCACATCCCGTCTTCGTCGTCCTCCCGGTCACGCAAGTCGAGATGCAGCTTGTCTAGATCCATCTGATAGATGGCGATCGGCGTCGTCTGAACCTGCACCATTTCGGCGCGGTCCGGGTAGATGATCTTGTTGACGAAGTCGACCGAGAGCGGCATCAGTTCACTCGGTCGTGCTTGCGCCGTTGAGGAGAGCGCCCATCGCCTGCCCGTAGTTCTGGGCCATCACCTGCAACTGGTTCTGCTGCGTCATCACGAGGCCACGCATGGCGTCGAGCGCCGAGCGAAGATCGGCGAGCTGCTGGTCGATGTCGTTGCAGCGTTGCACGAGCGCCTGGATGTTGCGGCCGTTCACGATCGGGTTGAAGTCTTCAGACACGGTCACTCGTCCGGGGTCATCGGGGCAGCCTGCGTGTAGCCGCCCGAGGTGATTGTTCCTGTCAGGCTAGCTTCCTTGTAGAGAGCGCCAGGGGTGGTCGACTTGCGCACCCAGCCCGTGACCGGCTGGTCGGCGGTGTAGGCGTAAGACTCGGTTGCGACACCTGCCGCCGTGGTCAGTTCGTTGATAAGGACGGTGCCGACGGTTTCCGGCCCGCCCGTGTCGGCGGTGAGGTACACGCGTGCGTCCTGCAATGCTGAGCCGTCGGTAGAGTCGGTGACCGTGACGGTCAGGTCGACGGCGTTGTTGATCACGACGGTCGCCCCGGCGGTCTTGTAGGTCGGGGTCGCGCCGCCGTTGGTGATGTTGAGTGTGACGGTGCCGGTCGAAGCGGTGATGTCGAGCGCAGCCGAGTCGGTCGTGTTCGCCCCGTAGCCCCCGCTCGTATCTAGGCCGCGCAGTCCGTTGAGCGTGTAGGTGCCTGCCGCTGCGATCTCGATGGCGTGGCCTGCGCCGGACTGGGCGAAGTCGATGTCGGCGAGGTTCGTGAAGTCGGGGTCGGTGATGGCTGCGACGCTCGTCGCCGCTCTGGTCTGGATCGTGCAGCCCGACACGTCGGCGTTGCCTTGGGTGAGGCCGATCGCGTCGTAGGTTCCGCCCGTGACGGTCACTGCCGACGTCCAAGTGATCTGGCGCATGCCGAGCATGAGCGTCCCAGAGTTGAGCGACACGGTTGCAGCGGTGCCTGTGACGATGAAGTCGGGCCGCTTGCCTGCGCCGACGACGTCCGACGATGCGATCGTTTGGTCGGCGAACGTGAACGTGTCGCCGGTCTTTGAGGCGTCGACGGTCACGCCCATCCATGTCGATTCGACGAGCGACTGATCGGGGAAGATCAGCGAACCGTCCTGCATCGTGAACCCGGTCGTGGTGGTGCCGTCGCCTAGTTCTAGGCGGGCGTAGCAGAAGTCGATGCCGTTCAAGACGACGAGCACGCCTTCGGAGTTGGTGTCTTCGTAGGTTCTGAAGTCGCTGATCGTGCCGCTCGACCCGGTCCATTGCAAGCCGCTAGTGCCGTGGAGGATCTCGTCGATGATGAAGTTGTCGGCTGCGCCGCCGACGTCGCCGATCGTGATCATGCAGCCCGAGTTCACGACCGCTGTGAGGTCGGTCGACGCTCCGGCACGTTCGGGGGTGCGGTCGCAGTCGACCCACACCGGAACGAATCCGCCGAGCGACGGGAACTCGGCGACCGGCAACGAGTGATCGTCGGTGTCTGCTGTGCCGGTGCCGGAGCCGAACCGGATGTTGAGCGCTGTGACCTGAGGCCACTGCGTCACGAAGACCCAGTGCTTGATGTGCTCTCCAGCGCCCGACAGGTCCGTGCTCGGCACAGACACGAGGAAGCCTTTGTCGGTGGCATTGTCTACACGACGGCCACCAGACTGAGCGCCTTCGATGAAGATGTCGCCGTTGTCGGATGCGCCGGGACCCGAGTTGATGCCGGTGAAGGTCGCGCCGGGTGCCTCGAAATCTTCCAGACTGGTGAGCAGAGAAGTGACGGCCATTCGATGCTGCCCTCCTGCTCGCAGCTAGAACCTTGTGTCGTGCGGCCCGATCATTCGTCGGTGGTGCGGATCGCTGTCGTCGTCGAGTCAGCGGAACCGAACACTGCGGACGTGATGTACTGCTTGATCGGGGTGCCGCCGCCGTCACGCACAAGCACGCCAAGGTCGCGGTCGGTCGAGTACACCGCCGTGTAGCTGGCGCTAGTGCCCGAAGCGGTCTCGTCGATGTAGGAGATCCACACGTTGTTGCCCGCCGTCGCGTCGTCGGGATCGCTCCAGTTGGTCGAGGCCGTCGTGAACGTCGAGCCCGTGTAACTGGTGTACGGGACTCGACGGTACCGGCCGTCGTCCAACTGCACCCGGATCGTGCCCGACGATGGCGTGTCGGACGGGATCGTCGTGGTGACGACTACCGACGTCTGGCCCGCTGCGCTCAGTGTCGTGTTCAGCGAAAGCTGGTCGACGTCGATCGCGGGGTTGTTCTCGGCGTCGACCGAAACGCCGTCCCATGGGAACACGAGGACCCGGTCCTCGGTCGACACGAGACCGCCCACCGTGAAGGTCACGTTGTTCGGCGGCTGGTTCGACGTGTTGGTCAGGTCGAACAGAAGGTCGTTCTGGGTCAGGTCGGTCGGCTGGATGCCCAAGCCGTAGGACCCGATGATCGCCGACCCGGTCGATGCGCCGATGAACGGGGTCGACAGGGTCCGTGCCGTGACGGTGACGTTGACGTCGGCGGTCGCCGTCGATGCGCCGGTGATGGTGACTCCGTCGCCTGGCACCGTTCCGGTGAGCAACTGAATCCACATCTTCGTCGGGGCGGTCGTCGAGTCGATGGCGAGGAGCTGGCCAGTGCCGCCAGTCCATGAGACGGCTTCGACTGCGGCGAAGGTGCCGGTCGGTGTGTCGACGTCGATCTCGTGGGTGATGCCGCGGAACAGTTCGCCGTTCAGCCCGTAGAGGGTCGAGGCCGAGCCGTCGCGGCTCAGGTACTTCGTGCGCTCGTAGAGCGAGTTGATCGAGAGCGCAGCCCGGTCCCACTCGGAGTAGTAGAACTCGTCGGAGCCGTTGCCGTCGACGTCGAGGCCGACGTAGCCCTCGGTCTGGTTGACGATCGTGGTCCAACCTGCGACGGTCGCTTCGGCGGTTGCGTTGTTGAGGTCGTCGGCGTCGTTCAGGGCGAGGACGTTGTTGCCACGCGAGGTGCCGTTGATCGAGAACTCGCTGTAGGTCTTCCCGAACCGACGGGAGGTGCCGAGGAGGCGACGGCCGTCGGTGTCCGATCCGCCGGTGCGGACCTTCAGCATGAACCGGTGAGAGATGCCCTGGTTGGCGTCGGCGTTCAGCGGTACGCCGATCACGTAGGCGTCGCCGATGTCCCAGTCGTCGTCGGTGCCACCAGCGAGCGTCGCCGTGATAGTGGTCGCAGTGTTGGCGGTGATGATGCCCGACGACCCGTCCGTCACGTTGTAAATCGTGTAGTCGACGAACTGGTCGGTCGTCCAAGCTTCACCAGAGTCGGTCAGAACCGAAGCGTCGGCTGCGCCGTCGTGGGTTCCGCCGATCGACTTGTTCCACCAGTCGTCGGCCAGCACTGCGCCGTCCTGGTGGACCTGAATCTGTACTTGCGGGTTGCCAAAGTTGACGATGCCGTCGTAGATCTCCGCGCCGGACGCCTGGATGATCGACCCGTCGTACAGGTGCTCGCTGCTGGCGTCGTCGATGTTCGCCGACCCGATAAGGGTGATGATGTTGTCGGTCGAACGAGACGACGGGTTGACGACCGTGATGTCCAGCTCGTCGTCGCCGCTGAACACTGCGTCGTCGGCAAGGTCCTGAAGCCAGCGGTGCAGCTCGATGACCGTGGCGTAGGACGGGGCGGCTCCGTTGTGGTCGTCCCCGATATACCGAATGTTTCCGGTCGCGTTGTCGAATGACCAATCAGCGTCGACGATTGCCATTTCTAACTCCTCAGATCATCAATGCAGAGATGATAGGCGCTCGGATCAGCTCGGATCTCGAATCTCAAGAACATCAACTGCAGAAATATCTACAGCCACACCCACAGCAACAGAACCGCCATCGCCATCAATGACTCCGTACAGCACGGAAGACCCATCAGTAAACGCAAGAAAGTTGCCATTACCAGTACCAGTCGCCGTGTTCCCGGTCTGCTGATTCATGGTCAACTTACGGCCAGAAGTATCGCCATTAGCGATAACCCAATCTCCAAGACCATCGCCCGCAGTCAACGTGTAATTCGCAAGCGTATAAGTGCTCGTCGCCTCAGCATAAGTCGTCGGCTCAGTGCCACAAATATCGACACGAGTGCAATTGTCGGCAATCACATCAAGAGCCCCGTCAAACACAAGGTCCGACCAATTTGGAGATGCCATTTACTTCCCTCTCATTCAGCATCGCCTACAGCTATAAACGGAGACACATCAGCCGGATCTCTCATCCCGGCATAGTCACCACGATCACAGCCATAAGCGTTCAAGAACATATCAGTGAACTCATTATTGGTTCCGCCAGCCTGAAGCGCCTCAAGCATCGAACGCACCGTCAACGTAACCCCATTACGGTTCATCGACGTGACACCTTCAGGCAACGTGTCACACGCCGAAGGCGTCAGCAAACAAACGCTAAGAAGATCGCAACCCAACTGAGCGACCGCCAACGTGTGCAGCTTCCCCGGCATCTCCCCAAGTTGCAACTGAACGTTCCAAGTCCCCGGATAACCCAACGGCAAATCGCCGTCCTGTTCCGGCCAAGGATCCGGCTTACTGTCAGTCGCCTGACGAACCAGAACAGCATGATCCTCAAGCCGGTACGTATCCGAGTCCACCACACTGACCGTGCCAGTGGTCCCCGAAACAACAGGCTCGACATACTCAACGACCTGAACAATTGACTCGACCCGACCAAGCTCAAGACTCAGATCAATCGGGTCATACCTGCACTCAGGATCCAACCAGATCGTTCTAGTCGTGATCCCAGGCCACTTGTGACACGTCTTCTGGTGCAGCCACTGCTGAGCGGCGTCCAGAACGTCCTGAGCAGCCAGAAGCGAGTTCTGCTGCGCAGTGTTCAGAGACGTCCACCAAGCCTCGTGAGCGCCGCCAGAAGGCGCAGGGACCACGCCGTCCCAGTTGCTGGGCAGCGTGATCCCTGTTTGCTTCTGAAAGTCGCCAGATGGGCAGCAATCAAATAGGTCAGCGAGCGTGGCCCAGCTACCCATCGGCGCTCCTTAATCAGGGGGTCAGGTCCACAGTAGTCACAACACTGTTGCTGACCTCTCGACCGTTCACATTGAGAGCCGTCACCACCGCAAAGGTGGTCACGAATCCACGAGCAACATCAGCCGCCGTGACCGAGTAGGTCTGCGCACCAGTCGACGTGGGGCCAGCGCCACCAGCGATGTCAGCAACGGCCAAGTCAGTGACACCAGCAACGGCATCATTGACCAGGATCGAGGTGAGCCCATCAGTAGAGGACGGATTGCTGATCGAGTAGTCGAAATCGATCGTGTCAGCAGGCTGAGCCTCGCCGCCGCCGCCCGTGAAGGTCGTCGACGGAGTGACAGCGATACCGATCTCCTCGGTATCAACAACCCCACCAAGAGCAGCCGACGAGGTGTACTCGTAGTTGCAGCTGGTGCAGTCGCAACCACCCGGAGCCGGGGTCGCAGTAACCCAAGCTGCCCACGGAACATCAAGACCGATCGACTCGGGGAAGATGAAACCAGGACCCCGAGCAGCGACCAGAGCCTGATCGTCGTAAACCGTCGGGTCGATCCAGTGAGCGTTCGTCTCCGGTGTCCCGATGTACTGACGGTTGCTGTACGTATCGCTGATGTCCCACGATCCGTTCGGAGCGAACTTCACCATCGGGAAAGCAAACACCACGTACGGTGCCTTCTCATTGGTCGGCAGAGCCGTGTTGTTGAACCAGACCAGCAGCGAAACGCCGTTATCGCAAGTCTGCGTATTGGTGCATGCGCAGCCCTGCTCGCCTGCAGCGTAAGGCTTGATACCGATCCGGCTGCCAGGAGACTGCCAGTCGTAGACCCCAAGGTCATCGACAATCGCCTCATGGGTGCCCATCAGCTCCAGCAGACCGACGTCGATCCTGGGCGACAAGTTCATCGTCAACGAGTAGTCCTCGGTGACGCTAGGCAGCACACGCTCAGCCACCTTGACCTGGCCGCCGTTGCGGGCAACGTCCGACCGAGATGGCGTAGTGTTCGGGGTCAGGGAGATATCGAGAAGATCGCAAGCGATCTTGACGTCATCGGTGCCCTGCAAGATCTCGCCGTTGCAGCCCAGCCGGTTCAGCTGAGCGCCGCAAACATCAAGAGGCGAGAAGCACTGAGTAATCACTTCGGGAAGTGCCATGGCTACTCCCCTCCTTCCTCATAGTCGTAGGTCCCGATACTTTCGGGGTCCATCGAATCTTCTTCACGATCTTCAGAAACAGCAGCGGAAATATCAAAGGTGAGCGGCTCCGCAAGCCCTTCAAGGACTTCGATCAGCGGACGCTCGGCCCCGGCACGCATCACGTCCACTTCAGTGACCAACATCGTTCTAGCAAGGCCACGCTTAATCATGTCCATAGCGTCGTCCCACTCAGCAGTCCCTTCTTCAACTTCGAAAGGCAGATTCGCATCCCCCAAAGAAGTCGACAAAGAAGCCACAACAGTCATCACTTTCGGCATCACTCGCCCGCCGTATCCATCACGGCATGAATGTGATCACGGATGTCGTCTTTCTTGGAACCCTCATCGACATCGATCTCATGCTCAGAAGCAAAGTCAACAAGCTCCTGCTTCGTCATCTTGTCGATGTCCACAGGCTCAGGCCCAGACACGGCTTCCTCAACCGAAGGAACATGAGTCGCAATGAACGCTTCGTCACTGCCAGCCTCAGCCCGGAACTCAGCATCATTGCGACGAGCAACATCAGCCATCGCCGTGTCACTGACACGCCGCCAACTGTTTCCAATTCGCTCATACCCGGGACGATGGTCAGACATTTAGATCTCCTAGTAATTGCCTTCAATCAAGAACTCATGACGGACAAGACCCGAGAAGTCATCGTTGAACCTAACAACAAACTTCTCTCCAGCAGACAGCTGCACGCCGTCCTTCACAAACGAAGAGAATTGCCAACGCGCTGCAGCCGTCTCGTTGCCAGCCCCCCAAGAGAACAGCGTCAAGTCGTAGCAATATGCCGCCCAGTCGGCCGTCTTCATAATCGGAAAGGGCGTCAAATTGAACTGAACAACGTCGGCTGCGTTCCGCTTTTCGACGACAATGCCGTTAGTCAACGTGACATTGTTGCCATAGAAACCAGAATCGAAAGAGCCAACGTCCTCGATCTTGATAGTCAGCTGTTCAAGATGGCAGTGCCTAGTCGCCTCGATATAGAACTCTTCAGCCGCTACTGAATAATCGCCGATGGCCTCAACAGTTCCAGTCCCGTCGCCATTAGTCGACAACTGCTGAACAAGCATATTGTTGGAGAGCCAGTTAATTGGGGTCGCCTGAGTGTAAGCCATCAGCTCTCCTGCACTACTTCGATACCGTAGACGACCGTCGGATCGAATATGGCAATAGCGTTCATCTCACTGATCGGCGTCTGCGTATTCGTCCGCTCGTCAAACTCTTCAGCGAAGTCATCGAAAGCCGGAAGAGTCGACACATCAAACGCCAACGGTCCAGTCACATAGATCCAGAAATTCCCTGCAGGCATATCCGTTGGAGCGGCCGTACCAGGAGGGTTCCCCGAGTAACCGGGGCCCGGAGCGATCAGAGCGGTCCCATGGTTCGTCCAAATCTCTCGACCGCGAACGTAGCTGCCATGCTCGGGCAAATAATTGAGAGCGTGATCAGGAACGTGGATGACCGGCGTGACAGCCTGACGAGCGCCACGAGCAGCACCCTCAGGGTCCGAATAGTCAACAATCGAACCTCGCCGCCATTCGCGGATCAGAGCCTCAATGCCCTTCTTCAGCGATACAGCGCCCGGCAGCGTCGTTGCGCGTGCCCGGATCGTGTTCCCGTTTGCCAGGTTCGAAATCTTCGGGGTCGCCCCATTGACCGAAACTGCCACATTGTCTTCAGCGCCAGCCAAGTCCGACCAAACGCCGTCCATGACTTCTTCGCAAAGCGTGAACCGCCAACTGTTCCGAAGCGCACGCGCCGCACGTTCCTGCCAGTCAGGAATCTCAGGATGCCAACCGTTCTCAGAACGAACCGACGAGTAGATGCCGATGCTTGAGAAATAGACCTCATCCTGTTCGCCTTGAAGAGCTTTCTGGGGAGCCGGGTCAAGAGACGAATCCCTAAGAGACGGCCACCCGAAAGCGGTCAGAGGACCGTCCGGCGTGAACTTGACGCCTCCGACCCCGTTCCACCGCTGGTTGACAGCTGTGGCCAACGTCGGAATCCCAGCACGGGCACCCGAAGTCCAAGTGCTGATCCCGGCCGAAATGTTCTCCGGTCCCCGAAAGGTGCCCATATTCAGTCCTCCTGCTCAAAGGGGGCTGCCCAGAACCCAACGACTGGGCAGCCCCCTCCGAATCTGGTCTCAGGTGCAGTTAACGGTGTTGAAGCCAGCCCGGTCGCTGTCGTGGCACACAGTGGCCTCGACGTAGAACCAAGGGCTGCAACCGTTCTTGTCCAGGCCCTCAAACGTCTCCATGAACATCTGGCGGCTGTTCTGCCGTGCCAGTTCCGGCGACGACACCAAGCCGGTGTCGATGGCCGGAAGCTCAAAGTAGAAACCGTCCGAAGGCGTGATCAGGTGAACCGGGTAAGTCTCGGCACCGTAAACAGCGGTCGCCGCAAGAGTCGGAGCGACGCCGACGCCCGGGTAACCAACGGCCGGGAGCGCACTGGTGTACGCAGCAGGCATCGAGTTGGCCGGATCGCAAGCATCGATCAGCTCATCGAGGCCAATGCCAGCACGACCGAGCAGCTCCCGAAGATCGGGCTGACCCATCTCGCCGGTAGCGCCACGATCCACAGCGTCCATCTTCTGGAGAAGACCCTGCGGGACCAGAGCGATGTAGCGGCCACGGGTAAGGCGACCACGGAACTGGCTGACAGCCACAAGATGAATGAGGCCAGCAGCGAGCGCCGGAGTCGAGCCGTAGTTGCCCGTCCACTGGTACGCAACAGACTCTTCGCGAATCCGGCAGAGTAGAAGCTCTTCAGCGGCACGAGCGTGCGCTGCGCTGATGAGATTCATGTACATCTGCACGATCTCGGGCGAACCGTAGTCGAGCAGAATCTCTACCTGGATGCAGCTGTAGAGCCGCTCCAGCGCAGTGGTGTCGACGCTGATGCAAGCCACCTGGGCGCAAGCCTTGTAGGTGGAGAAATCGCCTTCGACAATGTTGCCCTGGTCGACGTCGCTCCAAGTTTCGGCGATGCCGCTGAGAGCCGACACGTCGGTCAGGCCGAGCGAGCGGAAGAACTCCACGTTGCCTCGGCGAGCCGGGATGCGACGGAACAGCGACCGAACCTTGCGCTCGTCAGTGACGCAGTCCGGGATGGCGTAGATCGTCTCAAACGGGCCGCAGAACGAAGCGAGCTTCGGGTCCGGGGCCACGTCGTAGCCGTCTGCCGACGCCATGCCCTCGATGTAGGGCTCAGGCGTGTCGTGGATCAGCTTGGTGTTGAACTCAGGACCGCCGCCGCCGAGAGCGCGACCATCGGAGAGGGTGGTCTCCGGGTCGAACTTGTTGATCGTGGCGATGGTGTGACGACCAGGAGCATCGCTGCTCATCTGATCCGCCCAACGCTTGAAGAACTGCTCGTCGGTCAGCTGCGAACCGATGCCGTCCTTGCTCGGAGCGCGGAACCCGTCGCGATGCAGCTCATGGCTAACCTCGCCGTCGTCGGCCACGACGTCGCCGCCTTCGGTCTTGACAACGAGACCGAGCGATGCGGCCTTAGCCAGAAGCTCGGCCAGCTCGTTCTCGGGCTCAAAGTCGTCGGAAGCCTCAGGTGCAGCGGGCGGCTCGATGCCGCCATCGTCGCCGTCGCCAGCAGCCTCAGTCACAGGCTCTTCAGTCGGCTGAGCTTCTTCCTCAACCACGTCATCGATGAAGCTGGGGGCTTCTTCAGTCGTAGCCGCCTGGTACTCAGCGATCTTCTCGCGCTGCTCAGTCAGGTGCTCATTGATGCCCTGCATCGCCTGCATGTGCTGACGCACGACCATGGCCTCTTCGAAGGTCGTCGCCTTCTTCTGGAGGTCAAGGTGCTTCTCCTTGAGACCAAGGAACAGCGACTTAACGCCGTCCCCGTCCATCTGCCGCCACCCTTCGGGGAGCAGCTCTTCCCACTTCTCCATTGTTCGCTCCTCGCGATTCAGGTTTAAATAGTTCCGTTAACGGAACTTTATTGCTCTGTGAGCCTGGTCGCAGACCCTTGGTCTAACGACCCCTGTCCGCAAGGAGCGAGGTGGCGATTACCCAGAAGGGTAACCATTAACTAAACGTTGTTTCAAGCATCCAACGCTTTAGCGACTCTTGCCTTCTTGGAGAAGCTCACATGTCGCGGACGTTCGATCACGTCGAACGTAATCAGGTTCCGAAGTCAACCCGGTTGCGGAGGAAGAATTCTTTGAATTGTGAACAATTCCTTGCCGTACCAGAAGGCGTCCCCAACCTGCATGTACTCGACTTCAGTTATCTCGACCTGATGGCTCATCGAGCAGATGCGTCCTCGTAAACGTGGTAACCGCCGAACATGGCGTCATCGAATTCTTCGACCTGCATCATTGATTCCTCGTTAAGGATCAGATCAGGTGCTTCAGCACTGGTCAGAATCTGACCGGTCATCAGCCCTTCGAGTTCATCAACACGCTTCATAAGGGTGCGGATGTCTGCTTGCATCTGCTGCATCTGGGCTTCGTGAGCCGGGTCCGGGCCCGCCGCCGCTTCAGGCTGCCCGCCGCCAGGGGTCAGACCCATGGCTTCCATCTGCGGGCCGACCGGTCCGTCTTCGAACCCCTGGAAAGGTTCGCCCGTCGGGAGCTGAGCACCAACCTGGAGCCCGCCAGGGAGCGAGCCGGGCCCGCTGGAATCCTGATTCGAATGTACGGCAGCCGTCTTGGTGGCGCACCCCTCGCAGCACGGCTCGTCGCCGAGCGGGGCCGTCGTCATCGGCTCATGCTGTTCTAGAGCCGTGGCCAGTGAAGCGGCCCGGGCGAGAGGAAAGCCCGGCCGAGTCACCAGCCACGGCCCGATGTTGTCGTATCCGGTGAAGTGGCCACCGCTGGATCGCGGAGCCTTCTTACGCCACCGGAAATCGGCCGACAGCGGCGAACGCCGAACCTCAGCAACCTGCTCCTCGGTGACTTCAGGGACGAAAGCCCCTAGCAAGTAGCCGCCGACCTCGTCCTCGTAGAGCCGAGCGATGAACCGCTGGTTGTCGGTGTTGGCGTAGACCGCTGCAGCGGTCTTGGCGTCCAACGTGAACGGGGCATGACCCCCGCCAGCGCCAACAGTGCCGACCGAAAGCACCTCGCCCTCAGCTGTCTCGACCGTCCCCTGATGAAACATCTGGTAATCGTTCTGAGACTTCTCTGGCTTCCAGCAAGAACCGTTGCCCTCTTCCAGGCACTGGTCCCAGGTGAAGTAGTAAGCGGCGATCCGCCCCTGGTCACCGGTCGCCTCGGAGCCGATGTACTTGGCGCTATTCGGCTTCAGATCCTTCGGCTTCTCCAGAAACCATTTCTTCGGCGGTTTGATCGGTGCCAGCTTCATCTTCGGCCTCCTTCAGCCTCGGCTCTTCGACCTCGGTCCCCTCGGTCTCGGCTTCCGGTTCAGAGTAGTACCGGCCGAACTTCAGACGGTCGTCTTCCCACGTCTCACCTCGGGCGATCATCTCATCAACAGCGGCGAATTCAAGGTCGACCCCGCTCGTCTCCGAGGTCGGGACGACCTGGCCGACCGTCTCGATCGGGACTTGTTCCCGCTGACGTCCTTCTCGTCGTCCTTCTCGGACCCCATCAGTTGGCATTGGCACGCTCCTCCATAGCTGCTATGTCGCGCAAGCGAATCTCATCGATCTCGGCCCAGACCCGTTCCCCCACCTCGGGGTCGTGGCCGGACTGCTCCCACTCAAACATGAGCGCCGCCATCTCGGCGGTGGACGCCTCGCTCCTAGCATCGGATGGCCATCGGCGTCGGTGCTCGACCCAGGTCATGGACTGCATCTGACTCGGTCGGAACTCGGTGCCGTACTGCTCGTTGATGCGATCCGTCGCTCGGACCATGGCCTCCTGCATCATACCGTAGGTCGACTGGAACCCGTTGACGTTGGTCCCGAACTGCCCGAGGCTCTTGTACATGTTCACCTTCTCATCGCCCGGAACCCGATCCCGCTGCGGGCCGACCATGCCCCCCAACGCTTCGGGCCGCAGGATCTCGGTGCCGGACCCGATCCCGTAGCCGAGCCCGGAACTGAAACTGTGCGAGTCGATGGTCACGGTCTGATCGGTCATGGTCCAGGGGTCGGCGATGTTCCGGTAGAAGGTTCGAACCTTGTGGCCGAGGCCGAGCCCGCGGCTGATCTCGGTCAACATGTCTTCAGGGGTCGCGTCCTCGTCCTGGACCACCCGCATCGTGCGGACAACGGACTCGTACTCCCGTGACGATTTCGAGGCAGCGAACATCTGCTCACCCTTGTTCGTCAACCGCTCCACGAACTTGTAGTCCCCACCCGGGAGCACGACCATCGAGTCAACGAGAGCGTGCTCATCTTGGTACCGGCTCCCTGTCCGCTCTCGGAGCACGACCCCCTTGTCGGTCTCGACCCGGCCCCGGAACATCGAAGCGATCGACCGGCCAGCGACCATCGCGTCCATCTCGGAGAGGCGCATCCCTTCCTCCACGGCCGCATAGCCCAGTTCGACGTTGACCAGCTCGGCATCGGCGTCAGTGATTGCCCAGTCCTCCGTGATCGCCCGGAGGGTGCGCTCGGCGTTTACCACGTTGGTGTCCCAGTCCGAGGTCGGGCTGAGCACTGCAATGGCTTGGACCGCTACAGCTGGCGGGACGTCGAAGTCGAGCGCCAGGTCCCGGGCGTAGTTGTGAGCGGCCGGGTACCACATGCTGTCCACGCCGATCCGGTCGAGCGCCTCATCGAGGGTTGCCAACGGCGTGTGGGGCGCACCGTCGATCATCTCGGCCATCATGTACCGGTCGAGGCCGGACTCAAACACTGCGACCAAGTTGTCCTCGTAGAACTTCATCGCCTCATCGAAGCCCATGCCTTGAAGGCCGGGGACCGACTGTGCGTACTGACCGAACCACTTCTCCAGCAGCGCCCTGGTCTTCTCGTCTTCGAAGTCGATGATGAGGCCGGGGTCGAGGCTCCGGGGAAGATTCTGAGCCTCCTTCGACTTGGCGCTGCTGTCCGGCAGTCGGGTCCCGACAGTGGCGATCGGAACCTCGTTCGGCTCCACCGAGATACCCATGCCTTCGGGTTGGTTCGGGTCAGCCCGGCGAGCAGCCTCGACCTCGACCAGACGCATCTCTTCTTCCAGCCTGGCTCGCCGCTCATTGCTCACTCCATCAGCCTTCAGCGCCTTCTGCAACTGAGACATGCGGGACTCAAGACCCTTGCTTGAAAGCTGGTTCACCATCGGGTTACACGAAGAACCAATGCTGTCTGTGAACCGCCCCGATGTGAGACCGGTTCCGGCAGGACAATGATAAGGATTGCCACTGCCCCCCTCAGACACCACGACCGCAGCAGTCCGAGCCACCTGAGACAACAACCAAGCATCGACCTTGGCCTGCTCTTCTGCGTCGAACTGAATCAGATCAGGAACACTCGCATGGCCAGAGAACTCAAAGTCGCTTGGCTTGATATAGATCTTGTCGCCGCCGACCGGGACCGTCATGAGTAGTACTCCCTCACCTTGTCGAAGATCTTAGAGATCCCCACCGGGCCGTTCTTTCGCCACTCTTCCTGATCAAAGTCTTCGTGAGTCATCGCTGTGAACAACTCAGCGACCAGCTCAGTGGCCGACTCGGAAGCATAAGGCGACACGTCGTTGCTGATTGCCCGACGACCTCTGTCCATCCAGCTCTGGAGTTCAGGATTGTCTTGCAACCGGGATTCAGGGACCGGTCTCGGCTTTGTTTCAGCTATCCGCCGCTCGTAATAGTGCGCCAACTCATGCACCACGGTCCCGGTGATCGACGGGTCAACAATTGTCGAATCGAACCTGTCGGGATCTCGTAGCTGTCGCGGAAGCCCGGCGTCCGAAGCCCTCTCCAGGGGCCACGCCTCAGTCGGATTGTCCCAACCCTCTTCTGCTTGGAATCCCACGAAAACGTTCCGGTGAAGAGCGACAAACGGGGCGTAATCCGGGTACGGGTCCATGTTTGCCCCGGCGCTCAAGAACGTGGTCACGCCGCCGACCCGACCAGTCTTCCTCTCCAGAGCCCTAGCTTCAGAGAACTGGTTCCAGTCGCTCCTCATCAACCTGAAGTCTGGGTACCCGTACTCGGACGCCAGTTCTTGCAGCATCTCGCTCGACTCGTAAGCGCCTCGGATCGCCGACTCGTAAGTTGCGGCGATCTCTTCATCCGGCATGAACTCCGTCAACCCCAAGGACGAGAGCGCCAGGCTGGCGGTCTGGTTGGGTTCATTCCAAGCAAACGCATCTTCCAGCGAACTGTGCGAAGTCTCTGCGTGCCGCTCGGATGCGGGCGTCTTGTAAGGGGCCAGCTCCATCCGGTCGAGGAGCATCACGCCGCGAGTCCGGTCATCGAAATAGACAGTGGCGTGGCTGGGCCGGTTGTCTTTCGAGATGAAGATCTGAGCGATGGTTCCTTCTCGGTCCTGATCGACCGGCCAGCCTTCTTCGTCCAGCGTAAAGAACTCGCCTTTGGCCCTGACCCGGTCACCCGGTTTCATAGCGCCTCGTTTGCGCAGCTCGTCTATAGCGAGAGAGCGTTCCGCTGCGAGGTCCCGTAGCCGTTCGGGGTCGTCTGTATTTGACATCGCCCGGGCAATGTCGTTGTACCGGTCATAGATCGAATCAGTTTCCAGCAGCTTGGTCTGCGGGTGACAAGTCGATCCTGCAGCGTCAGTGAATTGCCCGGCGCTCAGACCGGTACCCGCCGGGCAACGGTACGGGTTGTATCCGCGCTTCAAACTTTCGGCAAAGCCAGGGACCCCAAGGTCACCTGGGGGGACTTCCTTTGCGTACGGAGCGGTGTCGAACGCTGCCGTCACTGGGATCACGGGAGCGATCCTGACGGGCACGTTCTTTGTCCCGAGCAAGGTGTGCATGGCCACTCGATGGTGGCCGTCAACAACAACGTAATTGTTGTCCTTGTTCTCGTAGAGAAGGATGAAGTATCCGCCTCTCAGTTTCTCGTCGCCCCACACGACCTTCGAAATCGGCTTAGACCACACATGGTCTTCAGTGACCACGAGGCGGCCTTGCTGGCTGAGTTCTTCAAGGTTCACCGTCGAGGGTTGAACATCGTTCCAGAACTCGTCGCCGAGGTCTTCCATCCGGCCAGCGGTTTCGACTTCCGCCGAGTCTCCCATCACGAACCCGAGCGATTCCATCTCGATCTTGGCGCTGGCCCCTAATTTCTCTGGGTTCTTGCCGGGCCTGTTCTCGGATCGTTCGCTGAGAACTTCCATGGCGATTCGCAGTTCGCGTTCGATCAACTTTGAGTTGCCGTCCCGTGTGCGTTTCGCTAGCAACTGGTTGACGCGCAGGCTGATGCCGTCGGTTGACAGCTGCTGCGTCTGGGGGTGGCAGTGGGAGCCGTCTTTGTCTGTGAACCGACCGGCGGTGATCCCGGTCCCTGGCGGACAGTGGTAAGGGTTGCCGCCCCGGCCGCCTTCGGTGATGGTGATTGCTGCGCTGATCGGGGGCTCGACTTCTATGACGCGATCGGATGATTCTTCGTAGCCTTGGAGGCCGAGCCCTCCAGGCACGAAGTGCCGGGTCAGTGCTGGCCATTCGACCCATTCGTCGTCGACCATCAGTTCGCTGCGTCCGGGTATGGGGCGTCGGTAGTTGGGGTGGGAGAGCCAGGTGACGCGAAAGAGTCCTTCGGTTTGGCCACCGGCTTCAAGGAACGAGTAGTACTTGACCGCTGTTGAGATCTGCGAGGCGAACGCTTCGGCGATCTCTTCGGCGGTCGGTGAAGCTATCGGGCCCCAGGCGTCTTCGAACCTGTCTCGGTCCCATGTTTCAAATACGTCAGTCATGCTGCCTCCATCTCCGAATCGAAGTCTCTCCCGGTCTCAAACTCGATTCTGTCGAACACTGCTTCCCACTCGGCCCGAGTCATCGACCTCGGCTCCTCTCGCGAGCCGGTGCCAGGTGGACGCAGGAAGACCTCAAAGTGAGCGTCGCCGCCCGTGTCGAGGAGAACGAACTCTGATTCCCTGAGACAACCGACGCCGGTTCGACAACTGCCGATGACGGCCTCCCTCGGTGCGTCAACGGACTGGATGACAGCGAAGGTGTTCGATCCGGTGGCGGCAAACTGGTCGGCCATGTCATAGTCCGAAGACCAAGAGGTCATCGGGTTCCGATCCCACTCACCAGTGACGGTGATCCGGTTCGCCGCCAGTTCTTCATCGCTGGCGTTCAGCACAATGTCCCGAATCTGATGAGGGATCCTCCGGTTGTCGCCGTCCGAATTGATGCTCCATCCGGCCCCGCGGTGAAGCTGCAGCGTGTCGACCCCGGCCCCCTCCAGGAAGCCCTGGGTCTGTGAGTACATGGCCCGCAAGATCTTCTCAGTCTCTTCGGGGTGGCGGACCTGCTTGTACGAGAACGAGTCCAGCCCAAGCTCTTCAAGAGAGTCCCTGTCGTAGGCGAACTTCCCGTACCCAGAATCGTGCGTTCCGTTGCCGCCAAGGATCTTGTCGGCGGTGGCCTGAATCGAGTAGAACCGGTGATCCATCGACGCCCATCCGGCAATAACCGAGTCGACGGTCTCGTATTCGACGCCGGTTGCGGCAGCCAGGTCGGCCACGATGCGATGCTTGTTGAACGACTCGGCGTCGGGGCCGATGTCCGGTCCCCTGATTACCTCTTGTGTCGGGGAGAAACCTCGGGGCGTGTTCTCCCAGAACTTCGGGTCCGGCGTTGGGCGGATATCGATCTGGTCGGGGATGATCTCGAAGTCGGGGATCGGGGTCGGCGTTATCGGCCACGCCCGACGGGCCATCTTGGTGAGTTCGTCAAACCACGCCTTTCCCCACGCTGTGTCTCGGGAGAGTCCGGCGGTACGCGTGTACCCGCCACCGCCGAGCTTGGCCGGGAGCTGGCTAAGGACGCCAGCCAAGCTCTGGGCCGAGTTGAAGTAGTGCTTGTCCGGGTTGAGCAGTTCGCTCTCTGGCATCTGCAGCTGCTCGACCGCTTCCCAGTACCTCACGAGCTGCCTGGCAGAACGCCCGTTGCCGCGCAGGGCGGACCCAGGGGGGAAGACTCCGGCCTGCTCCCAGTCGCTGTAGTACCCGAACTCCTCAGAGTCCATGCTCCGGGGGAGCAGGTCTGCCCACACCATCGGGCGGTTGCCTTGCTCCTTCCACACGGCGATCTGTTCGGGGTTGTGGCCCTTGTTGCGACCTCGGTACAGAAGAGGCTCTCCCTTTCCAAGCTCCTCCAGGTACCTGTCCAGTTCGCGTAGAGCCACCTCCCCGAAGTCGTCCATATCGGTGAAGTGCTTTCTGTCCGGGTGCTCCGCTGTTGGACCCGACGTCAGGTCTTCCGGGATGTCCCCCCCGTTCGCCGCCATGATCGCCCGCTTCGCCAGGATGGTCGCCTGCAGCCACTCCCCCTGAGGATTCGCCAGATGCGCTGCCAGAGCCTCTCGCATCTTGACAAGATCCTCAGCCGTGACCTCGGTCTCCTCAAGAAGACCGTTCATCCGCAGTCGCCCATCAGCCCACCTGGCGAGACCGCTCAGGTCGGGGACCTCAGGTAGGCCGTGGCCCGGGTCGATCATCGGGAGCCCGTCCGGGGCCCAGTCGGCGAGCTTCGGGATGTCGGTGTGGATGTTCGGGTCGAACGGGTCAGCGAGGCTGGGGGCAAGGGGGTCGATGTCGAAGTCCCCTTCGGCCGACCCGGCCCGTCGGGCTTCCTCGGCGCGAACGAGGGCCATCTCCTCGTTCAGCTTCTCCTGACGGTCAGCGCTGAGCCCTTCCCCGTTGAGTGCATCCTGAAGCGCCTTCTTCCGCTGCTCCAGGCCCGCATCGGACAGCTGCTCGGTCGCGGGGTGACAGGACCCACCGATCTCGTTCGTGAACCTCCCGGCGGTCAGACCGGTACCGGCCGGGCAGTGGTACGGGTTGCCCGACTCGTTGCCGCTAACAACAACCGCAGTCATCTGCCCACGCCGACCTGAACTTCTCGTTCGAACTCGTTCGGATTCGGCCCCTGATCAAACCTCAAATGAGCCAACCCCCCGAACGTGTTCAAATTAATCGGCGGCCAACCAACAGGGCCCCTGACATTGTCCCAACGCTCAGACATGGATTCCCAAAGATCCCAAGCTTGCGGATCAATCGCCGGAAGTTCCCGATAAAGCTCGTACTCCAGGTGGATGTCTTGCTTGATTGAGAAACTGATCGGCGTGTGGAACTGAAGCTCAACCATCCGACCTTCAGGGGTCCTCAAGACCGAGTTGATCCCCGAATAAGCGTCACCCGGCGACCAATAGTTGTCGACCTCCACGACCTCCCAACCCCGTTGTTGCAACGTGTCGAAAGTTCGCTGCACGCCCAACGTGTAGTTGTTGTCGTCATGAATGTAGGTGTACCGCAAGCTGTCCTTGATCGCCGCAGGCAGCTCAGACATCGGCTTGCCCCGCTCGACGTGGCGGTCCCTCATCTTGCGAGCAGTCGAATCAATACCCTTCACCTCAAATTCGATCGTGCCGTCCTCTTGAAGACCCAACACCTCACCCGAAGTGGCCGCAGCGATATCGATCAAATTGCCTCGGACCGCGGCAGCTTCACGCAACGCCCCGTCCCGCACAGCAGTAGCTGCCTGCTGAATCTGAGATTCGATAATCGGGTCTGGGAACGGATCGCTGTACCGCCAACCCTCAGCTACGAGTTTCTTTGCGACTTCGGGGTCGAACCGCCACGCCGGTCCAGTTCCTCCCTCAGCCGACGAGCCATCTGACTCACGGATTCGCCCGACCGTGGTCGAAACAAACTCTGCTCCTGTGACTTCTTCTGCGACATTGCCAGTACCTCCGGTTGGGATCTCATCGAATGTTCCAAGGTCAAAGACTGCTATTTGATTCCGTTCCGAACCAAGTCTTTCTGCCTCGGACTGGTCGGTGAAATGGTTCACCATGTCGAGGTGAAGCTTGCCCGTCTCCGAGTCCCGCCAAGCCCCTACGAACACTTCGGGATTGTCGATCAGCGCCTGCTCGTTCCGAAGCAAGTATTCGATGATGACCGAGTCCTTCTCTTGGTCGGTCAACGAGTCCCAGTCCGAGATGACCGTGGCGAACTCGGGATCAGCGACCACAAACCCAGATTCGGGCGTGTCGACCTCCGATCGAACCGTGAAGCCTCCTGTTTCATCGACCAGTTCAGCTAGCTCATCGATCGGGACCCCGTAGTCCGGTTCAGCCGCCGTGACCTGAGTGACGTCGTCGGTGACGCCCGGACCTTCGATCTCCCCGCCCTGGAGACGGCGCTCCATTTCAAGCTGGGCGATCTTCAGCTCTTCAACCAGTTTCTCCCTCTTCTCGCGAGAAGGGCTGTCGCCTAGTTCTGCTTGAAGCTCATCGATTCGGCCTTGCAAAGATTCGGTGTGGAGCTGCTCGACCATCGGGTTGCAGTTCGTCAACTCTTCGTTTGAGAACCGCCCAGCAGTGATACCGGTCCCCTTCGGGCACCGGGGCTGCCTCGGGTTGAACAACGCCGCTCGCGCTTCAGGGGACCGACCGGCGAGCTGCGCATCGAACCATTCTGCGCCGAGCTTTATGCGGCCCCGTCCTGCGACCACTGGCAAGACTGCGCAGGTACAGCCGTCGTGATCGCCTGGCCGGTACAGATCCAGGTCGAGGTCTTCGTCTGCCGGGTCGACATAAGGCCACTCGTTGATGTCTTTGCGCCGGGAAAGCAGTTTCTCCCAGTTGCCCAATTTGAACGTCCGGCCGTTCAAATTCTTATGAGGGGTAAACGGTTTCTTCGGCTGACGGAGATACCCGTGCCGCCAGCGGTAAAGCAACGGGGCCAAGTTCTCTGGGATCTCGACGGCCGCCGCCCTAGTCGACGGGGACCGAAGCATCTCAAACGCCAACGGGCCGTTCAGCATCCCGAAACCAGAAGCTACGCCCCGGCCTCGCCTGCAAGGGAACCCGTTGATTGTGGGGCCGTTCGAATCAGCGCCCCCCGCTATGAGCATCGCCCGCCGGACGATGCCGGGAGCCACGATCCAATCCGGTTCGCCATCGCGCGGCCGGACCCAACTTTCGAACGAGTCGAGCAGCTCGCCGTCGAGGCACCGGACCGCTTCTTCGATTGCTTCTTCTTGCGACTGGAGCAGCTCGGCAGTGACCGGCGATTGGACGATCTCGGCCATGCGCGGCAGCAGCGTCGAGTCTTCCAAGAAGATCCCCCGCACCTCTTCGATCGCTTCAGCGATCGAGGATTCCAGGATGTGGCGGGTCGACGTGTCCAGCTTCGCTGACTCCCAAACATTGTCGGGGATCTCATTGAGCGGCCTGTCAGCTGCGGCCATCTTGACCTTGAGATCTTCGTTGCGGATCGTCCCCTTTGCCTTTGCTACTGACCGGCGCAGAGCGTTCTTGGCGGCCATCTCCAGCACCGTCCAGATCCGCATGAACGTCGCATGGTCTTTGATGTTCAGATACTCGACAGCGCCAGCGATGATGTCTTCCCGAGTCGGGCCGAGATCTTCTTCGGGTTCTGCCTGCAGCGAGGCCGCTTTGGCCTCCATCATCCCGTCGAGCCAACGGACACCAGTTTCGCCGCCCATCAGCTCAAAGTTCGGGGTGCCGCTCTCGCCGTCGTGGCGAGCCATCCAGACGGCGTAAGCCTGCTGTTCTTTCTCGGACAGCTCGCCTCGTTCGAATGCCTGCAACAGGCGTTCAACGATTTCGGATGTCGGCTCCGCTACTTGCTGTGCTGCTTTAGAGGCTCGGAGAACACCGATCGGGATCGTGGTCACAGCAGCTCCAGAAGGTCAGAGTCTTCGGCGTATGCGTCATGATCCAGATAGACGACCTCTTCGGCTTTCCTGATCGAGTCGTCCGGTTCCAGCTCAACTGACCTGAGAGCGAGACCGAGCAGCTGGGGCGGGATGTTGTTCTCTTGGCCAGCACTCAACGCAGATGCCAGGCGTGCCTGCTCTGGTGGTTTCGAATCGGCGAAAGCGTCCGGCCCCATCGGCTTCCCGCCGACAGGGCGGGCAACGAACTCGGCCCAGGTTCGGAAATCGTCATAGTCGGACGGCATCTCCATGATCTCGTCCTCGGTGAGGTTGAGTCCTCGCTTGGCGACAGTGTCCCTGCTCGGGATGCCGTACCGGTACGCCTCAAGAAGCGCCTTTGACTCGTCGGGGTTCTTGAGGACGCCAGACATGTCCAGCATGATCCGCCGGTTCTGGGGATCGATCTGGTCGGGCAGCCAGCCGACCGACTGCAAGAACTCGTACATGGGTCGGAGCCACGAGATTGTCAGCTGGTCTAAACCTTTCTGGCCTGAAGGCTCGGCGCTTGTGCGAATGAACTGCGATTCGGTCAACCAATCCGACCAGTGGTTGCCGCCCTGTTCGGATTCGAAGAACACTCGCATCGGCAGATCGAGCGCACGGCCGATCGCCTTGTAACCAGAGTCTTCGGCAGCAAGGTCATATTCCTCGATCGGATCGCCCATGTCGATCCGCATCGGCGGCCCCCACTGGTAGCCGGTCGAAAGCGTGAACGGGGCGACCTCGGCGACGCCGCCATACTCGGTGAAAGTCTTCTGAGCATGGTTGCGGAAATCGCGGTGGAAGTCTGCTCGCCGCTGCTCGTCGCCCAGCCCGGCGTACTGCATGGCAGCTTCGGCAGCTAGCCACACTATGTCGTTATTGACCAGACGAGAGTCGGACAGCCGCTTGATGCGTCTGGTCGAGCTGATGAGCCGCTCAATATCTGGCACGGCTCGCTGCATCTGGCTGTGAGCTAGGTTAGGCCACCACGGGTTCCGTTGCCATATGCGGACGACTTGGTCCTTCGGCAGGTAGCGGAGATAGTCATTGTCGTTCTCGGTGTCTTGACGCCGCTGCGCCGGGGTGTCCTGGATCGCAAGGTAATCGCCGGACCCGACCCGGTCAGCGGCGATCTGATTCATCTGCAGAAGCTCGTATCGCGGCCCGTGGTCTGTGTTGTGGGTGGCCAGCAAGAACTCGCCGATTGATTCAGTCGTGAACATCTGCTGCCGAAACAGCTCTTCTCGCGGTTCGCCGTTGACGCCGCGATAAGCGTGAAGAATGGCCTGTTCCTTAGCCGACTGGACCCTGCGCCAACCGCCGCTCGAATCCGGCTCGGCCACATACCAACGACCGAGTGCGCAAACAGTCGCTTTAAGGTTCAGGGCGAAACCCAAGACGCCAGGTCCCTCTACGACCCAGTCCATGATCTTCCTCTGCCACTCTTGCTGAGCGACCGCTTCGTGGACACTCGTGAAGGTCGTCAGAGGGGCGACCGCTGCTGTCTTAGCGGCGAGCGGATGAGAAGTTAGGTCGACGGGCAAGTCATAGCGTGTTGGACGCCGTCGCTCGGGGATCGATACCATGTGGCGCTCTTCCTCGGGTCGATGCTTGCGAATGCTACACCTCAGGTCCACCCGAGCCGATGAACTACCTCGTCGCAGACGTCGCAGTTACAGTGCGGACTTACTTCGTAAGTGTCGCCGTTAGGAAAGAATACGATCACGACATTGCGATCCATAGCGTCTATAAGACGTTCTCGGATATGTGTTTCTTCGTACTCTTCCAGTATCTCTTGAAACGATTCGTTTAGTTCGTCGAACAAGTGGTTAGCGCAAACACAGAATATTTCGAAGTTAAAGCATTCTGGGCATCGGGGTCTCTCAGCCATCAGCGTCAGAACCAGCCGCTTCCCTCTTGCGTCGATATTCAGCGTCTATTGCTTCCATCTCCGACTCGACATGAGATTGCTGACACGTCGGGCACCGGAACCCCCCGCCGTCTTCAATCTCGATCGGCTCGTACTGCATCAGGTCCCCGACGATCGGAACCAAGTTGCAGACAGCGCACATCAACGTGCTGCCATCGACCGGTTGTTCTTCGAACGTGGTCTCGACCATCTGGCCACCCACTTCGGTGAACACCTGCTTCACCGATCGTTCGGTCTTCTCGATGCCTTGAGCCCGATCCTGCTCTCTCGGCGTCGGCCCCCACTCGGGGTTATCCATCTCCATCTGTTCGACTTCGATCAGGTTGATCCGGGACGCCATCTGATGGTGGTCCATCAGCATTTGCTGCAGGCCCGGCCATTTCTGCTCGACTGCTGTCCGAGCTTGCTTGACCTGCTCGACCGTCAGCTCGTTGCCCTCGTAGGGCAACAAGTTCCACCCGACGATCACGCCCGTCGCTTTGTCTTTCAAGGCTCCGAGCAGGACCCCAGCCGGGGCGAACACGATGACGTTGATCAGGGTCAGCAGCCCGTAGTTGTGGATCTCGGCGCTTGTGTTTCGGGCGACGTAATCGGGTGCGGTCTTATCTGGCAGACCGCCCTGTTGGTGCTGGCCGACGAGGTTCCAGAGATCCAACTTCGGGTCGACCTTGGCGTCGTTCCCGGCCAGCATCTCGGCGATGTCTTGTTCGGATTTCTGCCCCGGCAAGATCAGGTCTTCAGGGTTGAGGCTACTCATTGCCTCGCCTGGTATTCGCGCCATGAGAATGTGTGCTCCTCTGGGTCATTGATTGTGCTGGGGAATTGAGTTTCGAACTCGTCGATTGCTGTCTGCTCTTTGCCAGCGAGATGCCGTTGCCTGGCGAGCCAATGGTTGCGCTTGGGGTTGGTCAGGATCGATCGGCGTTGAGAGTTGCTCAATCGCGATCCGCAGCAAAGCTTCTGGTCGATGTGGGTCAGGCACCACCAGCGGTGGTTGTATTTCCAGTCCGGGGGGCCACTGCACCGATGGCTTACACCGCCCAGGGTCTCTTCCCAAGCGCAGCCCTGGTTCTTGTCGTACACGTCGACAGTGATGTCTTGCACGCGAACTTCGTTGGGTCCGGCGGGGCTTTGCTCAAGATCGTTTCGGATGGAGCTGCCAGCGCCATTTCGTACCATTGCAACCACCTTAGCTTCGCTCCGGGTACCGTTGATGCGTCATCAAACAAGGAGACATCCCCGGATGATTAAGTCCATGATTCTTTCAGCGCTGAGCGTTGCGCTTCTGGCCGTCGGCGTCAGCAACGCTGTCGCTCAGACGCCAGAGCCGCCTCCCTTGTCGGAGCAGCCAGCGCAGAACACCTTTGATGTTCACATCTCGCCTCCGCAATGCACTGAGCTTCATGGAGCAGATGGTCCTGAGTGCATTGAGACCGGCGAGCGGTGGCGGTGTCCGGTTGGCTTGAAGCCCAGCGCCGTGTTTCGGACTTCAAGCGACCTGTCGTACAACGAGACGATCGGTCCGTGGCCGCCGCTGCGCGATACGCATTGTTTGTTCGTTGGGCATGAGAAGGCTGTTCCAGTCGCTCCGTACGATTCGGATCGTCCGGTCATTAGTTGCTACACCCGGTACACGAATGGCGACATCGAGACTGGTCTGTGCCAGACGGTGATGTATGTGGTGCCGGTGCCTACGGCGACCCCGGTGCCTACAGCGACTCCTGCCCCTGTGGCGGCTCCCGTTCCGGCGTTCACTGGTTGACTACAGTTGTGAGACCAGCCTTTCCAAGGGGGCTGGCCTACCAACATGCCAAAGAGACCCGCTCCTTTCCCGGGGAGCGGGTCTCTTCTTGTCTTGATCAAGCCCGATGCGAGTCCCTGTTTGGGCCCTGGGACTCCCCCTTTCAAGCGGGGGCTGAGAGGTTCGGGCGAACTTCAACTTGCGTCGGCTTTCGCCTTCCTGGGTCGGCCGGACCCGTGCTGACCTTTCACCTCAGCCATCAGGGCAGCCACGCCCTGCAACGCCGATCAATGGAGGTGGTGGGATTGGCACCCTCGGTTTGGCGGTGGCCTCTTGGGCCCCGACCCTGTCCGGCTTCTACGGCGCTCGGTTCTCCGAGCCCGGAGCGGGGAGCAGGGCACTACCTCCTGAGATCGATGGATCGACCGCTCACCCGTGATGAAGCAGTGCTCGGATTGCGTCGTCGGCGCTGCTTGGTCTTACCAGTTGCCAGTGGCCCGAATGGGATCTCCTTCGACGCTTACGGCTGGCCCGCCGCTATCACGACAGCGGGTTGCTCGATGAGCGGTCGATCCTCGATCCCCGGATCGCCGGGGATCGATCTCTGTCGAGGAATCGGGTGAGCGGCGAGTCTGCCGATCACACCTGACCGTTGGTGTCCGCTCGGCTGCTGACGCTCTAGCCGTCGACTCTTTGGTGCCCCCGGTGTCAGAACGCGGCGTCAGCCGGTCGGTGCCCTAGGCGGTCGACGGAGCGCCAGGCTCAATCGCCTTGGTGCGCACCGTGGGTCGTGGTGTCGGGCTCACGCACTCGGCGCTCACCCGATCCCTCGATCTCATGTCCACCCCTCGCTGCCGGACTCCTACCGGCACCTCTGGCCTCACTCCTTGCACCCGCCGAAGCGGACGCTCGGGGCCCGAAGGGCTTCTTGTGGACTACGGACCGGCGGCCGGGAGGCGCACGGAGCGCCGCCCCGGGGGCCGGGCCCCCGCAGTCACTTGGTACAACACCGCAGCGCCCGGTATGTTCCCACCCGGTGCAAGTTCCCCCAAATTGGGCATCAGCTGCGAACCGAGCTGCCGACCGCCCCACCCACAGCAAGCCCATCGACAGTGTTCGCAAACGCTGCAGCAGCGGCATCCACCATGTCATCGTGACGCCCACCCGGAAACTTTGAATGCTCAGTCACGAACTCATAATTCCAACCAGCCCTCACCAGACGCACATTCCCAAGCTGCACCTGACCAGCAAACCCCCGAGCCATCTTCTTACCCCGTGGCGGTTCGAAGCTCACAGTGTGCCCAGGGACGACCTCACGAGCCAAATAAGCAGCATCTCGCTTACCAGCCGAACCCGGATCCTGATCAAAGCTGATAGGCACTTGAAGCCCGTCCCGCTTCGCCGTCGCAGCAATCATCCGGTCAGTCGCCGCCGGACCCTGCCGAAACCGCACCACATCCAGAACGTAACTGAACCCCTGGATGTCCCTCCCAAACAAGACGCCACACGTCCAGTCAGGGTCAGAACTCTCGTCCATCGTCGCAGCAAGGTCCCACTTGCGGATAATCGACACGAGCGACGGGACCTTGGTCGAATCGACGTACGTCCACGATTCAACAGGGAACAACGTCCCTTCAGCATCAACTGGCTTCTGCTGATAGAGCGCCCGCCAAGCCAACCGGCCGACGTCAGCCTTAGCCACCTCTAGCTCGTCAGCACTCCACATCTCAGGCCACAACGGATCGCCGATCTTCCGACCGACAGGGTCCCGCCACTTTCGCGGATCGAAACCATCAGCCTCAGCTTCTTCAGGCCCAGGCTCAGCCAAAGCAGGGAGACTGATCACTTCCCACTGGGTAGCGAACCGATTCTCAGCCGCATGCTCTTGCAGCCAGCCAGCCAGATCATCCTCGCACCAACGAGCCTGCACGATCACGATCGACCCCCCTCGCTGCATGCGGGTACGGATCGTCATCTGCCACCATCGCCGGAACTTCTCCCGATAGGCAGGGCTGAACGCCTGCTCAGCGTCTTTCACGGGGTCGTCTACCAGCATCAGGTTGGCACCCTTACCAGTGATCGATCCCCGAGCGCCGACGCTGATCATCACGCCACCCGCAGTTGTCTTCCATTGCTGAATCCGGCGACTGTCTGACCGGACCTGAGCAGCCCAGAACAGATCTGGGTTGTCTTCGATCAGGTCGCGATTCCGCTGCCCCCATTCCTCCGCAAGGGAAAGCGAGTGGCTGAGGCTGATGACCTTGCCGTTCGGAACATTCTCTAAATACCAGGCAGGTCCGTGAGCGCTGATCAGTTCGCTCTTCCCGTGACGGACCGGCACCTCGATGATGGCCGTCACGCGTTCGGTCAACGACCGCCGGATCGTGTCGCTGATCAGCTCCAGATGAGGCGCTGACTGCCACTCCGGGTCGGTCGCTTCAGCCAGCCGAGCTGGAGAATCGAACGCCACCACATGGGCGTGCTTTCGGATAGCGGCCTGGACAGCGGCGATCTCCTCGGGTGACGAAGCTTCCTTCATCAACCCAAGGAGAAATTCGCCATGCGCTCTTGCGGCTTCCAAGTCAAGGCGACCGTCGGGCAGGTACAGCCCGCTATCGACTTGAACCGCTGTCATCTATCGGACGTAGAACGACACCGAAGCAAATTCAGTCGTGCCGTCTTCAACGATCTGGGCGACAACATAGGAAGCGCCTGGAGAGTTGAAGATGCTCATGGCACTCGCCACGGTCTTGGTCGCCTGGGTCCAGGTGAACTCTTCCGAAGCGCCCGTGTCGGCATTGATCAGAAGGAACACGCTGTCGTTGTTAGCGCCTGAAACAGTGATGGCGTCGCAAGTCACGTCAGTGACCTGACCGCCGACGTTGCGGGGCACGCCGACCGCTCCGGTGCTGACAGGGAAAGCGAACGCCTGGGTGATGAGCGGCTGCTGAGTCACCGAAGTGAACGCCGACAGGCGGGACCGCACAAAGAACCCGGCTTCGCCGTCAGGGCCGTTGGCTGCGGTGTTGGCCGCCCAGTCGCTGGGCGGGGCGAACGAAACCATGTGGGTTCCGGCCGTCGCAGCGTAGCCGTCCGACTTGTCTTCGACGGTGGCGAGAGCGGCCCATGCGGAGCCGTTCCAGTACTCCCAGGTGAGAGTCGCCGTGCCGGTGCGGGCCTGCGATGTCGTGATCTTCAGCTTGCAGAACTTCTCTCCCATGCCGTAGTAGAAGGCGTCGTTGAGAGCTGCGGTAGCCGGGAGCGCATCGACGTCGCCGACGTCAGCGTCGTTGATGTCGACCGTGTCGTTCGTGAAAGCGGGGGTCGCTCCGACGATCCACACCTGGCCGATGAGGCACTGTGTAACGGTCGCTGTGACCGACGTGCAGTTGGCCCGCACCCAGTAGGCGAGAACGTTGTCGACGGTGTTCTGAGCCCAGTCGGTCGGGGCGTCGTAGCTGACCTGAACCGTTCCTGCTGCGGCCTCCCAGAAGCTGGTGCCGTCAACGAGGTTCGCTACGGCCGTCCATGCCGTTCCGTTCCAGTACTCCCACGCCCATACCGGGTCCGTGTAGTCGCCCTGGGTCGTGATGTTGATGAGGATCTCGGTGAACTCGGCCGAAGCGCCGAAATAGATCGCATCGTTGGCGGCCAGGGTGGCTCCGACGATCTCGACGTCGTCGGCCGTTGCTTCGTTGGCCGGGGTCGTTTCATTGACGTAGAGCCCGCCGTCATCGGTGATGACAAGCGAGCTGCCCGCACGGGATTCAAGAAGCGCCGTTGCGATCGCCGACTCTGCGAGAGAGCCGACAAGGACGCCGTCAGAGTTCGGCCCGGCATCGGTTCCGCAAGTGCCGGGGAAAGAGAAGTTAATGGTCATGGACGCCCTCCTCGGCATCGACCTACATGATCGCATCTAGTTAAGCATGCATTCAACGTCTAACCTCGCCTTCATGGACAACCCAACTACATCTGTCGAGGAAGAGGGAACTGTCCGGGGGACGACCGTTGCCCTGGCTAGTTCGTCAAAGGCTTCTGGCCTTGCCCTAACCGAAGGCGAGTCGATCTATCACGCTAATCAGCCGCCCCATTCCGTGATGCGGGAACTGGAGAAGCTTCTTGAATTCGATGCGGTGGATGCGTTGATTCAGTTCATGCCGTCGATCATCAAGACGGTCGGCGTTGTGATTGAGAACACTGCTCGACGGGACGTTATGACCGGCGCTGCGGCTCAGGGCTCGGTGACGCTTGACGGCCTGAAGGTTGCTTTGCAGATGTCGTTGATGGACTTCACTACGGCTGTCGCTGAGGCCGGGGCGATCGAGACGCCGATGGTCGAAGAAATTCGTGCGCTGATCGTGAAGGAGCGGGAAGCCGGAACTCTTGCGGCAACGAAATCAGCTGCCGAAGCGAAGACGCCTGGTTTGATATTGCCATGAGCGACGAGCTAGAGATTCTTGCTGCGAAAGCCGTGGAAACGGGAGAGATCCCGAAAGGACTTTCGCGCGGCAAAGAGCTGGCGCTAACGGCTCTGATGAGTCGGACCGGCGATATCGATCGGATGCACGAAGTCAACGCCGTCAACGCGATGGTCGGCTTCCGCCAAGTTGTCGGCCGCAAAGCCGGAATCGCTGCAGGCTACGCCGACACGATCGAAGCGATCCAGGATCGGATCCTCGCTTGCTTGGCCGGGCAGGTCGCCGATTACACGGCGGAAGACATCGAGCGGCTGATGCGGGCTGCGAAGCTTGCGAACGACTCGATGCTGTCTGTCCTCGGAGATCCGACGACGGTCCACGCTCTTCAGATCACGCAAGAACCGCAAGAAGCCGCCCAGAATCAGATTGCGATTCTGGAGCGGCTTGCGGAGAAGGCTGCCCTTCGGGCCACCTCGATTGACGTCAGCTCCAACTAACGGAGCGCCGCCAGCTCGATCTCTCGGCGGCGCAGAAACTCGACGTCGCCCTCGGTCAGCGGCAAGTGATTGCCGGTCTCCAGGTCGAAGCGAACGAACGCTAGCGGGCCTCGGAAACCTGCGCCGAAGTTGGTGTGCCCGGTCCACTCGGGAACGAACACGTTCTCCTCTAGGCCGATCAATAACCCTTCCTCATTCATGAGCATCTCGACCCCTTCGGGCAGGGCATGTTCAAGGATCGTGCCGACGACCTCGACCAGCCCGCCGACCAGTTCTTGCGTCGTGGCGAGACTGACCGGACCGTCGGGGACCTCGGGGAGCGACCACTCGCCGCTCGGATGAAGAACAGCGAGAACGCTCATCGGTCGTTCCGATCGCTGAAGCTGCGGACCGCCTCGGTCAGGGAGTGGAAGTACGAGCCGCTCTCCATGACCCACTCCTCGCGGTCGTCGTTCCAGACGACGCTCGACCAGATCGCGAACGGATGGACGCGCTTGCCTTCCCGGACGAAGAGCCCGGTGCCGTAAGCGTACGACCCAGGGCCACCGCTGTAGATGGGTCGGAAGTCGAGCACGGTCCTTCCCTCGCCGAGATTGTCGCCCGGTGCGGGCCACCTCTCGGGTGCGGAGTGCTCTCGCGGTGTGAAGGTTTCAGTTTCCATGTGTGGTTCCTCTCTTGTTGGGTTGTTCCGATTCATGCGTTCTCCAGCAAGCGTGCCCGGGCCGCCCTCTCTTCGACAGTGGGAGCACCGACGTAGCAGAGGCAGCGGGAGCAGTAAACGGCGATGCCGTTGGGGCCGCTCTCGTCCCGGCTGAGCGAGTCGGCGGTGTGACCGCAGGCCATCTCCGGCATGCCCTTGGCGATGCGGTCAGCGAGCAGCGCCTCGGCGGTCAGGTTAACAGCCTTGGTCGGGCGGGAGAAGAAGCCGAAGGTCTCGTCCCGATCCGAGCGCTCGACCCGAGCGGTGAACCGGACCCGGTCACCGGCCTCAACGTCGAGACCTCGGGGCTCGGTGCCGAAGAGGCGGAAAGCGCCACCCTCGGCGGCGACCTCGACCAGCATCTTGTAGCTGATGCCGAAGTCGTTCTCGACCGTCTTGGTGGAGATCACGACACCCTCGATCGTGGCCCGACCGTCGAAGTCAGGGACCCGAACCTTGGGGGCCTCGTTCTTGGCCTTCTCGATCCGAACCGCTTCGGCCTCGATGTGACGGCGGTAGCCCTCGGGGATGAAGGCGGCGATGCCGTACCAGCGGGGGTCGAGGGTCGAGCTGTGGGCGACCACCCGCAGGTTCGACTCGAAATCGTTGCGGGGCTCGATCGCCTTGGCCCAGGCCAGAGCCTCAGCGCCCGAGATCGAGCCCTTCATCTCCAGGCCCTCGATGGCCTCCATCCAGTGGCGGCTCGGCCGGTAAGCGGCGAGAGCGTCGGACTTGGTCGACGTGTCCCAGTTGCTGGCCTTGCTGTAGCCGAAGTAGTTGATCGCCTCGGCGGCGGCGTCCACGAACCGGGCGGTCCAGGCCTTGCCCTCGCCACCGCTGCCGTCGAAACCCTCCTCGTCGGGGGTGAAGGGCTCGATGGCCCAGCCGAAGCCGTACCAGGCGAGCAGGGCGTCGAGGTCGAGGCCGATGAACTCGGCCGAGCAGGTCTTGCCGATGACGACAAGCTCGCCGACCGCGGACTCAAGGGCGACCAGGAACTTCCGCTTGATCGAGCGGTGGCAGTGGTCGCAGCGGGTGCCCGCCACGTAGTGGAGCGACGCCGGGACCTCGGGCCGGAAGCTGCGGATCACGTTGCCCGCCTCGGTCACGTCGATGGCGGCGACCAGTCGCCAGCCGCCGGGGATCACGACCGTCTCAGGGATCACGACAGTGACGTCGGCGACCTCGACGGCCCAACCGTTGACGTCGATCTCGCGAGGGGCGCTGACCTCCAGGACCGGGGCCGCAACGTCAAGAGAGCCCGCCTTGGCGGCGAGCTTCTCGAAACGCTTGCGAATCTTGGGGAGGTCGGTGACCTCGACGGTGGTGGTGGTGGCGGCGAAGGGAGTCATACACACGGGTCAACATCGGCTTGGTGCGATCTATTCCGGGGGTGGGGAAAAAAGAAATTGGCCCCCGCCGACGGGTCCGGGTCGTCGGCAGGGGCCAGCCCCACCAGGGCAGCGCCCCTCGCCCTATGGGCCGGTGCCCTATGGGCACATCCCGAGAGGCGCTAGGTCAGGCTACAGCGATCGCCCTTCTAGGCGGTCATCTTCCCACGAGACTGCGATCTCGTCGAAGTTGACGTTCTCGATCGAGAACTCGTCGCCGATGATGTCAGACGCCCCGAGATCGTCGAAGATGCGGCGAGCTGCAGCTGCGTCGATCGGGCTGGTCTCGGCAGCGATGCGGTCGAGCTTTGCGGCGTAGCTGCCGTAGTCGTTGTCGAGCCACAGGTTGACGAGCCAGGTGTCTCGGTTGGTCCAGCCGTTGTATCCGTCGGTGTCGTTTAGTTCAAGAATCATTGTGTCTCCAAGTTTCATTTCAATCGAGTATACACCGGGATGGTGCTAGCTGGTTGGGGGTGGGAGCGGGGAGGAGGTTCCACGAACTCCCCGCCCCCACGATCGACTACTTGATCATCAATCCAAGCGGTCGTAGTAGTCGGGCCGCACGAGGTCGAGGTCGTCGTTGTACCGCAGCATGATCTCCCGCACAATGGTGCTGCCGTCCTCCTGGGGGAAGGCGATCAAGTAGGTGCCGCCGACAACCTCCGGGCTGTTCCGGCACATCTCGGTGCAGTGCTCAACGGCCTCGGTGTAGCTGCACGGCTGCACGTAGCTTCGCGTGGTCTTCATCAGACGATCACCGCCTTGGTGAGCTTGGCGTAGCGGATCTCGACCGGGCCAACGAGGTTGGCCTCAGCGTCGGCCTTGTTGATGTAGCGGCCCATGTGCGGGCCGAAGGACTCGACAATGAAGTCCTTGTTGTCGTGCCAGTCCTCAAGGACTGCGTCCCGGGACTTGTAGTCACGGCCGTAGGCGGGGGAAACGGTCAGGGTCATTGGAAACCTCCAGGTGGTTGGGTTGGTCAGCTCAGTCCGAACTCCCGCATGGCATCTGCCCGCAGGATTCGCATCTCTTCTTCGTGGTTGTCGACGGCCGTGGCGATGTTGTCCGGGTGCGAGACGTAACCGGCGAGGTAGCCGTGTCGTCCCATCTTCCAGAGTTCGCCGTCGGCGGTCAGGCCGTAGCCTTCATGCTTGCGGACGTAGGTCCGGCGCTTGGTCATGTGGAACCTCTTTCTGTGGTTGGTGGTTGGATCAGCCGCGGCCATCGCAGCGGAAGCAGATGCCGTTGGCGACATGGGCGAACTCACGGATGTAGCCGTTGATGCAGAAGGGGCAGCTGTCGTCGTCCTTGGCGGCGATGGCAGCCTTCTCAGCAGCCTTGGTGGCGAGCATCTTGCGAGTGCTGAAGCGCATGACGTTGCTGGTGTGGCGGTTGTCCTCAGCCTCGGCGAGCATCGCCCGGAACATGGCCAGAGTGGGGGCAACGGTGGGGTCGTCGCCACGCTTGCCAGCGGCGAGAGCGTTGTCGATCACAAGGCGGAGCGCCTCGTGGGTGTCGGCGATGACTGCGTCCCAGTAGGCGATGACGCCCTCGCGAGCGTCAGTGTCGGTGTCGAAGCTGCGGAAGTCGAAGTCGTAAGTCATCAACTAAGTCAACACCTCCCCGGTGCGAAGTATTCCCGGTCATCAGAACGACTCCCACTGCTCGCCGGGTGCGCCCGCGCCCCCGCCGTAGTGCTCGCCGAGCCAGTCGGCGGGGTTGGCCGAATGGTTCGGGTCGAACCGTTTGATCGCGGCGGCGACCACGGGCTCGGCCTCTGCAGGCGTCATCTCGTTGAACTCAAAGCAGTACCGCAGGACGATGAAGAACCAGATCGGGCTGTGCCCGAACCGGTCGGCCAGGCCGAGGATGGCCTCACGTCGTAGGTCGAGGTCGGCCACCTCGGTAGTGCCATCGTGCCACTGGATGACATCGAACATGCCAAGAGCGCACCGCAGGTACTGCTCGTCGCTCATCGGCTCCCTGACCGGAGCCGTGAAAGCCCGTCGCTTCGGATCAGGCATTGAGCGCCCTCCTAGCGTTCGGCATCGAACGACCCGCCAAGTTCGCCCGGCCACCAGCCGCAGCCCCCTCAGCGTGACCGCCGCCCCAGCTGCTGTAGCCAGAGCCCCGGCTCCCGTTCGGGGCGATCTCTGCAGCCCGCTCCCGATCAGAGCGGAGCACCGGCAAGAACCGGCCCTCGGTCTCCTCGTCCCGAGCCCGATTCAACTTCATAAGCCGACCCTCGACCGCATCGCCGTAGCTGTCCAAGAAGTTGTTCCGCATCCGCTTCGTGTCAGCAGCATCGTAGCCCTTCACGTCGCTGGCACCAGCCAAGGCGTCGATACTGAGCCGCTCAAACAAGGCGATCACGCCCTCGACGATCTCAGCTCGGCCATACAGCAGCGAGTACCGGCCCTTCTTGACGACCTCGCCGGACTCGACCAGATTCCAGCTGGCCGGGACCTTGAACCCCCAGGTCATCGACGTCACCATGTGGTGAACGCCGTGCGGTCGAGCGATCGAACCCATCAGGGCCGACAGCCGCACGCCTCGGGGGCCGGTCGGCCCGTGGTAGTAGAGCCTGCCGACGAACTCGTGGCCGTCGACCCGGCCCGTGATCTCGGCCATCTCGATCATGTGCTTGGCCATCAGGTCGTTGGCCTTCGCTTCGAACGCTCGGGCCTCGGCTTCGCCGGTCAGCTCGTGCCGGGCCTTGGCGAACAGGGCTCGGATCTTGTCGGCGAGCTTGGTCTTCTCTGTCATGTGGAACCTCCGTGGGTTGGGTTGGGTTGGGTTGATCAGTTCCAGCCCCGGCACCCGCAGTAATGCGAGTCGCGAGGCCGATCGGGTGCGTGGCGGAAGTACGCCAGGCGGGGGGACGACGGCTCGACGTTCCGGCAGTACCCACACTTCGACTCTCGACCGGTCAGGTCGGGGGCGTCGGTGTCGATCTCGTCAGCGCCGGGGACGATCCCGTAGCAGACAACGCAGACCGGCTTACCGGCTTCGGTGGCGTTGGCGGCGTGGCCGCACTTCATCATGGTCATCGGACCACCTCTCGTGTGAAGTCGACCTCGTCGTCGTCGCTGAAGTCGGGCATCTCGGGCACGGTGTTCAGCTTGTGGGCGCAGTTGTGGACTTTGAACCCGTGGGCGCACTCTCGCCAGTAGTGGACGGCCTCGGGCGAGTCGTACTCGTAGCCGTAGTCGCTGATGTGGTCCTCGTACGTGTCGCGAGCCGCTTCGTAGGCCAGGTCGGCGCCGGGCTCGGCGGTGAACGTCCAGCCGGTTTCGCCGTAGCGGGCGGCGGTCCGGGCGATGTCTCGGCATCCTTCGGCGTGGACTTCGTCGCCCTTGCCGGTGTCTCGAAGGATTCGGTAGGTGTTCATTGCGGGGTGTCCTTTCGGTAGGTGGCCACTCGGGTCAACACCGGACCGGTGCGATCTATTCCCGTGGGAAACCCCACCAAAAAATCAATCCAAGAGCCAGGGCAGCGACGGCCACATCGACCCAATCGTGCGCCGTCACAGTCTCCCTTCCAGTTCGTCAGTGTCGTCCCATTCGAGGGTCGCAGTGCCGGGCTTCCACCACGGGCGACCGAGAATGTCGACCACCACGGAAACCGGCTCGGAGAACCGGCCGATGGCCTTCTCCTCGGGGTCGGTGCAGCCGCAGACCCGATGTAGCGTTTCGAGTGCTTCCTCTTCGGTCGAGCCGACGGCCCAGTGGCCGTGTGGGCTGCCGGTCATCACGATGACCTCGGTGTCGGACGGGGCTCGATCGAGAGCCTCGCCGATCTCGTCACCACTGGTCTTCGGTTCGCTCGCCATCAGGCCACCACCTTCGCACCGAAACTGCCGGACCCGAGCCGAGCAGCGACCGCCTCGGCCGTGAACCCGGCCCTGTCCCGGCCCGTCACGACGATCGTCGCCCAAGCAGAGTCAGTCTCCTCCACGGAGAAGACCGAGAAGTTCGAGTACAAGTACTCCCGCAGCCGGTACGCCTCGGCGTTGAGCCGGTCATCGTTGCGGACCGTGACCTCGATCCGCCGGAGCGGACGAGTCGACGGGTTGTGAAAATCGATCGGATCGATCATCGCTCCACCTCCACCTTCACGTCGGGCGGGAGGGAGATGGTCGACCGGTCACCGTGCCACCCCTCGCCGGGGTCGAACGAATCGACAGTGACGACGATGGCGGACCGGAACACACCGTCGCTCAGCGTCTCGGCCTCGGCGTCGACCTCGTGGACGAACAACGGGAGGGGCGGGGAGAGCGTGGCGTCGGGGAAGCCGGTGATCTTGTCGCCCCGGCGCAGACCCTTCGCAGCGACGACCTCTTCCGCCGAGAGGCCCCGGCGGTTCAACTCGGCCAGGGCAAGTTCGACCTTCCACCACGGGCGCATCCGAGTGACGCCGCCCCGAACCTCGTTGCGGACCCAGTCGTCGGAAGCGGCGAAGACGTGGTTCCGCCAGCCCTCACGGGCATCCAGCTCGGAGTCGAGCAGCGGGAGGTCCGGCCGCAGGTCGTCCGGGTCGTAGTGCTCCGGCGTCGAACGGTCCGGGGCATCGATCACCCAGACATGGTGGGCGGTCGCCGGGGTCAGGGTGTGAAAGTCGGGATGGACCCGAACGACGGTTACGACACGGCCGTCGGGGGTGACGACCTCATCGCCAGGGACATAGGTGGTGGGGGTGCTCATCGGGAACCTTCCTTGTTGTCGATCAGAGCTTTCGTCACCCGCTTACGGGTGCGGTCGATCTCGTAGCCGTCGGCGTCGAACCGGGGATGGTCGATCCTCTTGTGGTCCGCATCGAGGGCGTACCAGTAGGACCGGGTGGCCGTCTCGGTCTTGCCGACGATCCCGACCGTCTCGCCGTCGGCTTCGACGAGGTAGAGGGGGCGGGTGCCGCCCAGTGAAGTGAAAGTAATGCTCATCGGGAACCTTCCTTGTTGTCGAGCAGATCGGCGAGCGCCTCGCCGACAGTGGGGATCGAACCGGTCGTGCCGTCGCCCGGCATGTACATGACGTTCGGGCCGATCGAGTAGGTGTAGACCCAGCCGATGTCGCTCGGGTCGCCGCCCCACTCGGCGACGCACTCCATGGTGAGCCGGACCCGGCCGTCGAAAGCGGGCTCGGCGGCGAGGACCTTGCACTCCATCGAGTGGACACGGACCAAGTCGCCCGGCTTCAGGTCCTTGGCGGGGATGCGGGTCATCAGGCGTTCACCTCGTGAATCTTGTGGGGGAGGGCGACGCCGGGGCCGTGGGCACCGGGGACCGTGACAGGGTCGACCACATAGGTCGAGCCGACGGCGAGGAGGCCGTGGCTGATCCAGAAATTGGTGTGGTCGAAAGCGATCACCCGGTACGCCGGGTGCGAGTTCCAGTTGTCGTTGAGGAACAGGGGAATGCAGCCAACACAGTAAGCCCCGGCGGTGGGGCCGGAGCCGTAGTTGGCGTGGGTGTAGACGTCGAACTCAGCGTCGCCGCTGCAGCCGACGCTGGAACAGGGAACAGACATAGGGAACCTCTCCGCACCGCCCGGCACTTCCGAACGCTGCAACTAAGCCAACACCAGAGCGGTGCAATGTATTCCAGCGGCGACACCCCGAAAAAAAAATCTCAGCGCCACCACGGGTGAGTTCGCTCCGCCACGCTCGAACCCGGGTCCAGCGAATCGACGGCAATCTTGAAAACCCGCCGCAGCTCGGCCTCGGTCTCAGCAAACGTCCTGCCGGTCGTAGGGGAAACCGCGACGAGGGAGTCTGAAGTGTCGTTACTCATGGCCCGATCCTAGCACCCGGCCGGTGCAACGTCAAACGGAGGGAAACACCCTAAATACCGAGAACACCCTGTCCGGGGTTTCGGCGGTGGCTCCACGAAAGGGCGCACGCGCAGCCGGGGGGTCGAGCGCCGCAAGAATTTCCGAGTCGCGCCGCAGAATTCTCGAGCCCGGCGAGGGTCCGGCGAGCCGCGAAGAATTCAGCGCCTCGCAAGACTGCGCCGCCCCGCCCCTCCCTAGCCGCCCCGCAAAGACTCGCCCGCCCCAACCCGCACCAACCCGCGACAAACCACAACACCCCAGCCGGGCGCAAAGCGCCCGAGCGCACTGTGTTGTGTGTGTTCCTGTGGGGTCAGTTTGTGGGGGGTGGGGTGGTTTCTAGGAGGTTGTTTATTGCGGCTGCTGCGAGTGCTGTTGTGAGTAGTTGTGTGGGGTGGGGTCGTTTGTGTTGTGCGAGTGTGAGTGTGGCGGCTATCCAGATTGAGAGGCAGCGTGTGCAGGTGTGTAGTTCTTGTGCCCAGTTTGCGAGGTCTTGTAGTTGTGTGGGTCTTTGTTTGTGTGGGTCGATTTGTGTTGTGCCGTCGGGGTTGTGTGTGATCCAGT